TTTTGTACCAAATGCGACATTTTCAGCCTATTTTCGGCGTCCCCTTCCATGCCGCGGCCAATGCTTCATCAAGAGAAACCCTGCACCTCTTGATCGCAAGAATCTGGTCGCGATATTCGGGTCTAAGGCCCTCGATCGCCGCAGCGGAATCGATCTCATCCAGACTCAGCATCAGAACGGATCCTACGATGAATGCGCACTTGAGTAGAGCTTCTTCGGCTTTCATTGGTGGATTCCTTTCAAATTGGTCACAGCCGATCCACGCCGCGCTTGGTTCGTCCAGGCTTCACATGGGCGTAGATCTCCGTCGTTTGCACGCTCGAATGCCCGAGCAACTCCTGGACCTCGCGGATGTTGCCATTGATTTCGAGGTAATTGGTGGCGAAAGTGTGCCGCAGGCGATGCGGGGTGGTGCGCTTGACCACATTCGCGGCCTGCGCCAAAGCCTTGATGCGTCGTTGCCAGGTCCGATCCGATAGCTTGCCGCCGGCGCCGCGGCCCGGGAAGACGAGCCCCGATCGGCGATCCCCGATCCAATCGCGCAGCAGAGGCAGGAGCTTCTCGGCAATCGGGATGTTGCGATCGACGCCGTTCTTGCTCTTGATGATGAAGAGCCAGCCCCCCTCCAGGTCGACGTCGGGCACGTGCAGCTTGCGAAACTCGGAAACGCGCAGGCCGGCGTAGCGGCCCATGCTGTACATCACCAGGTCCCGGCGCGCCTTGTGTTTCCTGGCCGGCGACTTGGCCGCGGCAATGATCGCCGCCGCCGTCGCGGCGAAGGACTCGATGTCCTCGTCGCTGAAGATCTGCGGCAGACTCCGGCGCTTGGCCTTCTTCTCTTCCTGCGACTTGTCTGGCGCCTTCTGCGCACCGGACTTCCGCTGGCGACGTGTCTCCCACGCCTTGAGGGCCGCCGCGCGGAGTTTCTCTTGCTCGTTCAGGGCATCGGACATGCACAAGCATACCCGCCGCTGGCGCCCGATGCGGTCGATTAATCATTTCCGATCTCCTTGGTTAAGAAGATCATGCGTTAATCGGCGGACCTGGGCCAATTGATCCGCGGTCAGAATAGAGAGCGCCCGCCGCGTCGCGAGCATTTCTTTTTCCATCAGTGCTGCATGTCTCTCCAGTTTCTTTAAGCGACTTCGCCTTCCGATTTCCCGGCATATGAGTTCGCGCCACATCCCCTTGGTAGTCGTAGCACTGGCGGCAAGGCTCTCATCGCTTGCGGCGAAAAGTTCGAGCACGCCGGAAAGAACTGCCTCTCCAGCTCTTCTCCGCTGTGCCTTTGCCTTGATTGCTTTTCGCGAGCTTGCTTCCAGCTTTTCGAGCACGCGCGTCAGATAGGCAATTTGTCCATCTCGATTATCGTTACTCGCGAAAGCCATTTCGTCTTCATCCGAAATAACAACCATATAGTCGATTGTGCCTTTCGAGAGGATCTTCTTGACCTCTTCACAGAGCGCGCGAAGCGGAGAAACGGCATTGGCGATTCTGAAATCCATGGATATCCCTTTCGTCGTTGATGCTTCAGAGCTTCGTTGATCGCGGTGGGGGTTAGTTCCATCTAACCCGTTTTTTTACCTATCTCTGTGCGGCGAGTCCGGCAGCCGCCGCACGAATACGCTTCGCACGGGGATCTCTCTTGCTCAGCCGGCGGATGACGCGATCTTGCAGCTCGGTCAACGGCAACACGGCAGGCGTCCACCACGTCTCGATTCCTTCCTTGTTCGCGCGAGCCAGGCTGAAGCCGGCCGCCCGGTAGATCACGCCGCGATGCAAATACGTGTTGCAGTAGCTCAGCACGGCGCGGATGACGTACGGCTGTTCGAGGAAGCAAGGCAGATAGGCATTGAGGTAATCGAACCCGATCCTTGCCAGGGCGGCCGCGATCGCCGTGGAAGCCAGGGTCGAACGGAAGACGCCGCGGCGATCGACAAACCCGGGGAGATACTTGGGGTCATGGAGACGGCCGCCGGCCTGCACGTCCGCGCTGAACCAGACGCGGGAGAGGTTGAGGACCTCCCAACGATCGTGGGCGGCCCGGCCGGCCTGGACGTCAGCCAGGCTGCCGTAGGTCAACCCGCCGACGTAGCAACGGGTGCTTTCCGGACGTCCGAACCAGAGGCAGCCGACCGGGTAGACGTCGTTGATCTCGACAAGGTAGCACAGCGGCCGCGTGCGCGGATCGGGCCTGGTATGCAGGTAGTGATTCTCGATCACCATTTGCGCAGCCCACTCGCGCGACTCGGCATCGATTGCCGGCTTCAGTCTGAGGAATGGCTTGCTCATTTCTTGCTCAACTTTTCAACGAGGTTTTGGTACCAATCCTGATCCACCCACAGGCCGTCGCGGTCAAACCAGAAGGGCAGGTGGTCGGCCGCGTTGACCGCCTTTCGCATCGGGCCGCCAACAAGATCGACATGCTGGCGCCCGGGTTGATCCTCGCAATCGACGACGATCACGCGCACGCCCAGCCGGCGAGCCGTCTTGATGAGCCGCTCCTTGTCGTTGTCGTAAAGCTTCGCGAAGTCCTTGCCGCGAAAGCATGCCGGTGCATCGGGCCCCATCGTGAACGACTTGTCCCACAGCTCGAGGACCTGGCAGCCGTCGTTGATGGCCTGGATCGCTTCGGGTGTGCGGTTGCCTGGAAACAGAATCATGATCGTTCCTCCGGATCCCACCGCCGGCGGCGATGGTGTTGCCGATCGGGGTTATTCAGACGCTTCATCCAGGTCCGAAAGAGTGACCGTCTTGGCCTCGATGCACTGAATCACGCGAGGGGCGGCCGGTCCAGCGACCTGATGCAGCACGAGCTTGGCGGCCGCCACGTCGCCGGCCTTGGCCTTTGCCAGCAACGCCTGCATGATCTCACCAACGTCCTCGGCACTGACGGAATCGCAAACGGCTTCGCGCATCTGTTCGTAATACTCGCCGAGCCGGACCGGGACCGGCGTTCGCTCGCGGCATTCCTTAAGTGTGATTGACTTGCTTCGCTTGAGCGTCTTGACGAGGCGATCCTTCTGTTCGTTGTTGTCGGCCTGATCGATCGGCGATAGGGAACGGCGGTCGATAGCGACGAGGTCGGCGAGTGGCGTGCCTTCTCCATCTTCAGACACGATGGCGTCAAGCGAAACTCGCTCCCGGCGCTTGCTTAGTGCCCTGAATATCTCGCCCTTCATCACCACGATCGCGAAGGGCTTGAACTCTCCGCGGCTTGAGTCATAACGCATGGCCGCGCGCAAGAGGCCTTGCGTGGCGACGCTCTCAGCTTCTTCCACGTCGCCATTCTTCGCCACTAATCGGGCGACAAACTCCGGCAGATTGGCGTGCAGCTCGACCAATTCACGCTGGCTGGCTGTGAGTGTTGCTTCCATGATGTTCCTCGAAATAAGCGATGGTTTCAGCGCTGGGATGATAAAGGCATGGCAGGCGGCGAGCCGGGGCCCCCTTTGCCCGCCGTTCAGTTCGGATGATGAGGTTCTTTTTGAGTAGCGAGGCCGTGTAGGTGCCGTCGCGTCCGGAGTCGGTCAGTAAGACACGGCGTGGATATCCAGTTCGGAAGGCGCGATCGGTGTTGGCGCCGATCGCCTCGGCGATCTGACGGGCCGTGCTGGGCCCATGAGCGATCAAGAAATTCAGTATCTGAACTTCACGCACGCGGAGTTGCCACTCGGCCGGCCAGCCGTTTTCAAGGACGAACTTTTTGTGGGCGCGGGATCGCAGCTCGGCGAGAGACTTTAGTCCTAGCCGGCGCAACTGCGTCTTGACGCCTTGGCGCTTGCTTTCGACGTCGGTGATCGTGGGCAGCTTGAATCGGTCCTGAAGGCCCTTCACGGAGTCGTAGGTGAGTCCGAGTTTCTTGGCGATCACGCGGATAGGTTTCCCCGCCGCGTGCATCCGTTTGACAGCATTGACGGTTTCATCGTCATGTCGCTCACACTTGGAAGGGAGACCAACTTGCTGGGCAAGACTATGGATCGCCGATGGCCTTCGACCGGGAAACCTGGCGGCGATTTGTGCCGCTGTTTGCGTGGGCCACAGCTCGCGAACGATTGCGATTTGCTCGGCCGTCCAACGGATGGGATGGCGGAGACCAAGAGTCTGAGCCCGGCATTTGATGGCCAATTCAGAGCGATGCAGCTCTGCGGCGAGCTGGCGCCTTGGCATGTGGCCATAGGCTTCGCGCATGCGTGCGTCTTCCTCGGGCGTCCATTCACGCGCGACTAATCCGAGATGCATCATGCGCCAAGTGACTCCACGCGGCGGCCGGCTCATGGCCTTGGCTATGTCGCGGAAGTTCTCATGCCGCCGGCATCGCTCGCGCAGCTCGGCATCTTCCGCCGGCGTCCAGTGCTTGTGCCGAATTTGACCGTTGACGATCATCGCGCGGACTCCTTGATCGGATCGGCGACGATCTGCCCCAGCTCAAGAGCCCGCGCGACTTCGTAGGGATCGTTGGTTTCAATCGCGTCATGCAAGTCCATCTCGACGCATTCGAGAGGATCGCCCTTGACGGTGGCCTTGGCGCCGGTATCAGTCAGGCGCATCTCCTTCGTCGCCGCGATCGCCTCGCCGCAGTAGATGTCCCACCGATAGCCCTTGTCGGTGCACGTCAAAACGGCTTTAGTAACCTTCCGAGTCATTGGCCTTCTCCTTCCCGCTTGGTCACAGATAAGCCGGGCGACTCGTCCGGCATTTCTGTGACAGCCTTGATGCTTCCCCCGAGCAAACGATTGCGGGCCTTCCTGCACTTGGCCGAGCAGCTCACAGCGTCCTCACGGCACGCCAGGAAATCCTTTCGGCACGTCTGGCAATAGCACACGCGCCGCTTGATCCCTTTGCCCCTTGCCATCGCCGCAGCCTCACAGCTTGAGCAGCCGGCCGTCGCATGCCAGGTGCAGAATGTGTTCAAAGACCGCCGGGTGATCGAAGTACTCGAGTCCACACTTTGGACAGATCGCGTTGCCTGATGCACGCTGCCAAGGCAGCTCGCCTTCGGACCATGCGGCCGCCATTTCGATGGATGACGTCTTGCGATCGGTGGGCGGCCCGATCGAGATCAAGTGCGGCTTCATATAGAGCTCGCCAATGAACCGAATCATTTTCTTGAGCTGCCAGCAGGCCTGCTGCAGCTCCTGGAGCGACATGTCGGGGATCGGCTTCATGGCTTCCCTCATTCTTTTTCTTGCTCAATGTCGTTCGCCCGTTCTAACTGGATCGCAACTGCCCCAACGGCATAAGCCAGGCACATAATGGACGTTGCTATGCTCTCAAGCCCGTGCCGATCCGTGCCCTTCGCGCTTTCATCGAAATCGAAATCTCGCTGCGCTCTCATCTCGTGTCATGACTTCTCCTTTTGGGTTTCTGGGTTTTTGCGCGCCTGCGCGCCTGCGCGCCTGCGCGTCTGGAAAACGGTTCCAGGCGCGCCTGGCGCGCGCTAACCCAGAAAAGGTGAATGGTGCAAACGACTTGCGGCGATGTGCATTCAGAATCTGCGACGTAAGTCCAATAGCTTAAGGTTTGGCGATGTGGGTTTGAGCGCGCCTGCGCGCCTGGAATCGACGTAAGTCCTGAAATCTCAGGCGCGCAGGCGCGCAGGCGCGCAGGCGCGCCTAAACCCCGAAATCTAGAAATGTGTATCATTTCTCACCACCTTTGAGGTAGTAACGGAAGCCGGTCGGGCTCGTCTGCACGCGCCTAAGCACAGCGCCGGCCAGGACGATTTCCCGGCCATCCTGGATGCGGATGCCTGCCATGTGATCGAGCCGCTCCTTGGCCCGTTGAGTGTCCTTCCATCGCCGCCGGTTCGAAGCCCACAACTCCCGCGGCGTGATGGAGCCACCAAGAGAGTGAATCTTCTGGATGACCCTGGCCTCTTCCGATTCGAGGTCACTCATGTCGGCGATCGCGTAGTTGCGCTCGGCTTCGTGAATGAACCAATCGTAAAGCTTGATCGCGCTCTGCACATGACGCGCTTCCACGATGTCTTCCATTCCCCCCATGACCAGGTCGCAGACCGCGAAGCAAAGAGCGAATCGGGCACAATACGCTTCCATCTTTCCGAGCATCGCGGCGATCTCCCCTTCAGCCGCATGTTGTTCTTTCCGCGCGACGTTATCCCATGTGGTCCAGAGCTGAAGCGCCTCGGGTGTGAAGATCATCGGCCGTGGCTTCCAGTCGCGATCGAGAGACCGGTCATAGTCGAGCCCGATCAACGCGTTCAAAAGGTTCTCGTAGAGATGCACGATCTCCGGCGAGGGCTCGAAGGAATCGAAGGTTGAAAGCAGCTTGGGGGGATAGACCGTGAGGATGCGTCCCATCATTCCCGAGTCAAACATGTCCTGCACGCTGATGCGGCGCCACATGCCTGGCTGGATCGTGCCGATGACACTACCGACCAGATTGCTGATTCGGATCGACGTGTGTTCGCCAGTCTTGCGATCGTAGTGATACTCATCCCCGAGAAAACACTCCAGCCAGAAGCATTCGTCGGCGCCGGCGCCGGACTTGGCGTACTGTCCAAAGGAGGCGAACCAGCCGCGCAGCTCGTCGCGACACACAAGCAAGCCGCGCGGGTTTTCGGCGAGCCGCGGAATGAATGTCTCGACGGTGATGTTCGATACCAGGATTCGCCGCCTGGTCGGCGCTTTAGGCGGCGACAGGGAAAGGCCCTGTTCCTTGGCTTCTTTGCCGTTCGCTGCATGCCAGCGTGCATTCTCATGTTCGAACTGATCCATTGCCGCGTTCCATTCGGTGAGCTTGCCGCCGTCCCATCTTTTCACGGCCGCGATGGCGGCCTTCATGGCGGCGGACTTGCGGGAAGAAGGATCGCCGATCAGGCAACCGAACATGATGGCCGGTTCGGACCACGTGCTCTTGAGGCGCAGGACGCGCGAATTGCCGATGCAGCCGGCGATCGCAACCAAGGCCGGCAAGGCGACAGCGGCTGGATCGACCATCAGAGCGTGGGACACTTCGGCAACAAACTGGCGCACGATCAGCGGAAGTGCATCAATGGGGAACGGCTTCCAGGTCGCCTCATAGCGCTCGAATTTCTCTTCGTCCGTCTGAGGACTGCCTCCCTCGTATGCATCGCCGCGATGCTCCTTCAGTTCCGTGAGGCCGGCGATTTCCTCTACGATCGCGACGGAGCGATCCTTGGCAGCCTCGGAGAAGGCCCACTCGGAGAACGCTTGCCGTGTGAAGGACTTCCGCAAGAGCCACTGATAGATGCGCTCCTTTTGCGGTCCAAAGGGAGTGTCGATGACCTCGATGTCTGGCGGGACAATCAAGGAGACGTATTCTGCGATCCCCTTCAGGACCTCGATCGCCTGGGTGCAGATGTCGCGATGCCAGAGGAATGGGCTTTCGAGGATGACTACCCCGCGGCCAACAAAGTGCCGCGCCCACTCTTTGGGAAAGTAACCGCCGTTGAGATGAGGCAAGCCGCATGTCGCCACGACACCTAGCGAGCGAAGAGCCTCGACGTCAAACTCATCGCCGGTGAGAACGATGACGGAGTCTCGCCGCTCGTAAAGCTCGGGCAGGTTGTACGGCACCTGCAGCTCGGGGGTCCGCTCGGTCCAGCAGCCATCGGCGACTTTGACGAGGTAGCGAACCTGTGAGTCGGTATCGTAGTCTGCTCGGTAGAGCAGGTTCTTCCACTCATCGAAGTAGAGAAACGAAGCTTGCGCGGCGGCTGTTTTCGGCGCGGCTTCGGTTGATGCCCCAGAAGAAAAGTAAGAAGAAGAAGAAACGCTTTTCTCTTCCATGACGCAAGCTCCTAGAGCTGTTTGCCGCAGCTCGTTTTTACTGTACACGCCTTCACTTCGCGGCGTATTTTGACTAGGGGATTTTTTGTATTATGGGTCGTTTTTTGGAAAGCCGCCGGGTCCGTTTTTGGGGATCGCAGCCGGCGACGCGCCGGCTACTTCTTGCTTCCGATTCCGGGATCCCGGCGGCCTTGGTCTCGCGATCGATTGGCCTGCCCTGAGTTCGCACCTGGCGAGAGGTGGCACGCCAGCTCAGCAGCAGGCCGATCGACGGCGAGCTACGGGACGCCGCCATTCGCCATGACCGCGGCGGCCGACGGCGCGACGACGGCTTGCGGCATGGCATCCTCGCGGTGATCGAGGAGGTAGAGCCAATCGTGGATGTCCGTGATCGCGTGCAAGATGTCCTGTGCCGACGTGCCGGCGACGGCCATCATGTCAGGATTCAGTGAGATGTCCTCGAACGTCGTCGCCAGCCTTTGCAGCGTGGCGCCCAGGCGCACGAGCATCATCTCGTTGTCCTGCGTGGCCACCAGTCGCCGATTGGCACGGGCCGCGGCGGCCCTCGCGTACGGCACAAGATCGCTGACCACGGATTGCATGATCTCATCGAATACTCCGTTCTCGGTGACGGCGGTGAACCACTCCATGGCATCCCGCTCGATTTTCTTGTCGGTGGACAACATGACCAGGACTCCTTTGCGCGCGGTTAAACAGGGACGGCAGGAGCGGCCTTCAGTTGGCCGTCCAGCTCGGTCAGCAGATCGTACGCGGCGCGCACGATCATCTCATCCATCTCGGGTGAACCAAGGGCTTGATTGAGGAAGGAGAGGGCATCGAAGAGAGGAAGGTAGATGTCCTCTTGCTCGTTGGCGCCTTCGTGGGCTTCGAATTGCAGACAGGCTTCATGCAGCCCGTCGCGGATGCTGCGGAGAGCGAATCGCTTGGATTCGAGTGTCATTCTGGATTCCATGACCGCCTTGAACAGCTTCAAGAGTTTCCAGAGCGCAACCGTGGCGATGCCGTGTGCAGTTTGGTATTGCATCACGCACCCCCTTTCAAAGCTCGGCGCGCGCAGTTGGCGATCGGCCGCGGCTTGCGGTCCTGATACGGCTGGCGTCTTCGATGTTTGGTGGAAAAACGGAGACAGGAGCTTCGCTGGACGCGAAGCCAAAACGAGGGAGTGAAGCGCATCGATGCGCCCTCAACTAAGGACAGAGCCTGCCTTTCCCATCGCCGGCGAAATTGCCGTCGTTGATCTGGGAGCCTTGCAGAAGATCGCTTCCGCGCGGCTGGTATCGGTCTGTCGCGGGCCATCTTATCCCGCCTACGCAATCGTGGTCAAGATAAACATGTGTGCGGGCATCGGCATTTCTGGCGGTATCACCAGGTTCAAGAAATGAGCTGAGCCGCGGAAAAATCCACGGCTCAGCCTGTTCGAATCCATTCCCGACCATCGGCAAGGCAGGGGTTCGCAAGGCGTGGCGATTGTCGCATGGACGCGAAAAAAACGCAAGCCAATAGCGCAGCTGGCACCGCCGGCCTCGCCGTTTGGGCCCACCGCAGATCTCTCACCGGCAGACCTGGCGAGGCCAGCTGCTTGCGCATTATTTTTCCCCGAGCGTTTTTTTTACCGGGGTTCATGGTGTAGAGTTTTTGCAAGCCAGAAATGGCTGCGGCCGATCGTGCTTGCAACACGTCGGCCGCTTGAACCCCTCGGAGTGGGTTGCAGATCGGGTCTGCGTGAAGCAAGTCTACAACGGTTTTTCCCTGATTGCAACCCAACGAGCAACTTGCGAACGGATCAGTCGATCTGATACGTTCCAAACAAAAAGAAAAGCCGGTCGGGATTGAGCCCCGGCCGGCCGCGGCTCAGCCCCCGCTGATGGATTCAGGCCCATGCCTGCTAAGCCCGGGACTCAGGTTCGATTCCTGACGGGGGTAATCGCCGCTCATTCAGCATAGGTTTTTTTCGGCTCGGTTGCAATTGCCGCTGAATGACGGGCGTCGAAAATTCCGCGTTGATCAAGAACCGAAGTAGCGATTCTCCGGCCATACCTGCGTGTCTGGCGTTACTTCCAGGAAGCTACTTGGTCATGATGTTTACCTTCATGCCGGGCACGGCCTTGTAGCCGTCGTCTTCGCGCGTGACGAAATTCATCGCCGTCAGCTTTTCGAGCTGCTCATACACGCGCGCGGAGATGCCGCCATAGGCCCAGCGTCGCTTTAGCTCGCGCCACGCATCCCCGGATTTCACCGTCTCCTTGAAGAAGCCTTCCTTTAGGAGAATCGCGATCATGCCGAGCGCATTGGTTTCATCCGTCTGGATCGTCTTGCGTTCGACGGTGACTTCCATCTCATTGTCGATCGCCAGCACTTTCGTTGCTTGAATCGTTGATAGAGCGATTCTTCATCGGCCAGAGCCACGCCGGGGCCCTCACCGTCTGCTACACCGTTAGCCGCGGCGTTGGCGGCCGACTGTGCAGACGCCCGGCGTATGAAGTCCAGAATCTCATCGAGTTTCTTTTCCTGCACGGGGTTCATTTCATCCTCCTTCGCGAAAGATTTGGATTCTCTGACCTCGGGATCCCGCACCGTCGGCCGCGATGATGGACGGCGCCCGGCCTGGTCGATCGACCGCTCGCCGCGGGCGATGGCCTTCGCTTCGTCTGCGCTCATCCAGGCCGGCTGGACGTAGACCTTGGTGATGTGCTTGCCGTGGCAGACGAAAAACTCACCCAGGCCCAGCGTTGCGATCTCTTCCGGCCTCGGCTTCTTGAAGCCGGCCGGGATCTGTGCGAGCGTTCGCTTAACCTCATTCGCCTCTCGCTGCACGCCAAGAATCCACAATGGCACACTCTTCAAGATGATCTTCTCGACGCCGGCGATATCCTGGCTGTCGAGCCAGAGGTAATTGTGCAGGCCGGCCGCCTGGCGAATGAAGGCCTCCGCCGCCAGCTTCACCGGTGTGCCGCGGCCTTGTGGAATGAACTTCCAGGCCTCTGGCACGACGACGATCGTATCGCTCGCGTGAGTCAGCACCCAATCGATCGCCGATCGGATGACCAGGTGTTGCATCTCGACGTTCAGGCCTGACAGGTCCATCGCGTTGAGGCCAGGCTGCAGCTCGACCGACTTCGCCCAGTGGACTCGCTCGATCTGGGGAACGACGGCATCGAGGTAGGCATCGAGAGTGAGGTACACGTCGGCCGACAGCCCCTTCGCTTTCTCCATCGCCGCGCGGACATTGCGCTGCACATCGGCCAGCGAGCGAGCCCCTTTGCTTGCACGGATGATCCAGGCCCGCTCGAACTTCAGCTTCTCGCCGCGGCTGGCTTCGAGGATCGAGGCGACAAACTGCCAGTCGGCTTGCTCGCGAAAATACGGATCGATGCGGCGTGCATTCTGAAAGCTCCCCTCGCCGCGCTTGGTGACAAACACCAGGCCGGTCAGCTTGGTCCGAGCGATCATCGCTTCGAGAGCCGTCGTCTTGCCGGCCTCCTGCGTCTGACCGGTGATGACGGTATGCCGCAAGGGGATCGTGACGGGCTCGCCGGAGCCGACTTCAAAGCCGAGCTGAATCATGAGGGAGTATCTCGATAAATGGCCTTCAGATTTCGGAATCGCCGGCTGAGAGAAACCTTCACATGCCAGCCTCGCCTGCGCAGGTCGATGATGTACGATTCGAGATTGGCGTAGCGAATGCGGGCCGCAATGACTCCGCCCTGTGTTGGTTCGCGCCACCAGTCGGCAAAGAAGCAACAGCCGCGGCGGTCCGGATCGCCGAACATCTGAATCAGATGCGTCTTTCGAGGGAGAAGTTTCTTGTTCATCAGGTTCGCTCCGTTAGCGTTACGCTTTGCCCGCCGATCGGCGGCTGAACCGTAACGATCTAGGACGGGTAGTTCTGACGAATCTGAGCGCGGAGCTTCTGACGCAGACGCCAAAAGCCTTGCTTGCACGCCGCGTTGCAATACTTGGCGTGCGCACGTTTCTCCTCCGGGAGAGTTATCTCGCAGAAGAGGCACGTCGTGTTGCGGCGATAGCGTTTGTGAAAAGGTGTCGTCATTGGTCACTCCTCGAGCATCGCCGCGATGGCCGGTGCGGTCCGCATCGCCGCTTCCACCGCTACTCGATCGACATTGATGAGTGCCAGGGCGATCGCCTGTCGCCGCCGCGCATCCATTCCGCGAAAGCGTTCGGCCCAACGTAGCTGTTGCTTCTTGAGGTTCTCTCGATCGCGGTAATTCCCACCGACCCAGCGCGGATCATGCAAGATGTCAGGCTCGGTGAAGTTGCACCAGAGATGCTCCACGCGTGGCCCGCCATGCGTCATGGTGTTGAACGTCACCAGGCGCCAACTCTTGAGACGCCTTTCATAGAGTGCCGACTCATAGCCGGAGATCATCACCATGCAGTCGAGCGCCATGGCGACGTCGAGAATGGCGTTGTGGGCCTCCGGCGAGCACAGTTCATGATCGAAAAGTCGCTTCTTCGTGCGCGTCTCACGGAGATACGGGGGATCGAGATAGACAAGCGTGTGGGCTTTCACGGCCCGATGGGACGGAAGAATCTTTAACGCATCGCCCTGGATGACTTCGACGTCGTCACCGCCATGCCTGGCGATGTACGATCGGAGCCGATTGCAGCACATGGGGTCTTTGTCGATGAGAATTGTCTTTGCTGCCGGCAGCTTCTTGCGCCAGACGGCCGCTTTGCCCGCGAAGCCCTCGATATAGACCTGGTGAGGCCGCATCTCACGGATGATCTTCTCGGCAACTCCGCTTCCTCCCTTCGAACCGGGATAGCCGTTCATCGAGAACGTTTCGAGTTTGTCAGCAACGTGATAACGGGAGGTGCGTGCAGAGATGCGTTTGGCGGAGGCCATGGAATCGGCCCTCGACATCCGTGCCATTCCGGGCCAAGCTCTTCCTTACCAGCCAACACAGCCGGCATTGATCAGGATCGAGATGGAGGGAAATTTGACGGGTCGGCGAAATTCTACGGGCTCAGCCAGCCTATTTCAATCCCCGAAAAAATCCGATTCGCAGCTGGCAACGCCGAATCCGGCGATACAATCAACTCCGGTTTTTGCCTACTTCCTACTTCCCTACTCGGAGTAGACCATGCCTCGTTACATCGCACTTCTTTTGGCGATCATCGGTTTCAACCTGATGGCCTGTTGCTGTGGCGGCGGCGGAGGCAACTTTGCCCCGATCAAGCCGGATCAGGGCAAGACCGGCAGTGAGCAGCTTACCAAGAGCAAGTTCAATCAAGAGCTGATCGACAAGTATAAGATCAGCGAGCGCGAGTTCCCGACGCTTCAGTATTACCTTGCCGCGGACCTGACAATCACACGAGAGGTCAGCAAGGAGGACGAGAAGAAGGGCCGCGTCGCCGGCAAACTTGTCCATTTCAAGGGCGGCCAGACAATCGAGGAAGTCGTGATCAGTCGCGACACACCGGGAATGTGCGTCAGCTCTTCCACGGACAAGAAGGGCACCAGCCTCATGGTGATGAGCTTCGAGCAAGGAACAAAGATCAGCTTCAAGCGAGAATCCAACGAGGACGCCTATACCGTCGTCCGCGGCTGGGACGGCGTAACCTATACGGTTGACTTCATGGGCGCCACGTACAAGGCAACGGACGTGGCCTCCCCGCGGGCGGCCTACCTGGTCGTAACCGAACGATCGCTGGACAAGTTCGAGAAGAATCGTCGCGAGCTGAAGGGCGTTGTCGTTCCCGACTAGCCTTTTCCATCATCTCCAAAGTGCCGGCCGGCCGATGAATTTGATAGGCAACTCGCCAGGCATCAACCTCGAAATGAAAAATGGCCCGGCAGTGTGCGTGCGATCAAAACACGCAACTCCGGGCCTGAGAGTAATCGCTGACACCAATGAAGGCGGCAACGACGCCGGACGGTGTCCGGCAGTCGGGGCGACTGGATTCGAACCAGCGACCTCTTGAACCCCATCAAGCAGGTCTAGCCGATGGGCTATTTTACCGCCCAAACGACCGAAATCAAACTGAGGTTTTTGCGTGGTGAGGTAAGAATGAAGGCTGTCCAGGCGTTCGCCCCATCGCCCGGCAGCAGGCAACGCTCAACCTCGAAAGGCCTTCTCCATGCGTCTCAGCAGTTTGATCGCGGCGTTCCTGAAGTGGTGCGAAAACGCCCGCCGCCCATCCACCACGAATGGCTATCGCCGCATTCTTCACCGCTTCGCGCAAGCCAGGAAGCACAAACGCGGAGCTAAGTTCGGCAATATGCCGCTTCGGAGTTTCAAGCCGATCCATCTCTCAACTTGGGGGAGGACCTGGCATGAGGTTCAGGCAGTGCAGCGGCTCTTTCAGTGGGCCAAGGATGACGCCGAGCTGGTTCGACGCAACGTCTTTGCACGAGTCCCCAAGCCGGCCGCCGGCCAGCGCACACGGATACTGTCGCCGCGAGAGCTGGCCGGCTGGCTGCGCAAGTCTGGGCAGCATCCGGAGTCGGAGAGATGGCACGGCGGTATGCTCATCCGACCCGGCGAGCGGGAGTTTCGCGATTTCCTCATGGCCATGCGTGAGACGATGGCACGGCCCCAGGAAATCCGCGGCCTCGATTGGGAGATGCTGTTGCCGGAGAAGCCGCGCCAAACGATCGAGGAGGCATTGTCTGCCGGCCGGGCAATCTTCATCATCCGCGATTACAAGGCGAGGGAGCGTCGTGAAGATCCGACCGAGCCGCGCATTCTTCTCGTGAACCGGCGTCTTGGGCGATTGTTGCTGCGACTCAGGCGACGAGCCCCATCGCTCGAAGGGCCGGTGTTTTGTAACTCGCAGGGTAAGCGCTGGACTGGCAACGCGGTGCGATGTCGTTTTCGCCGCCTCAGAAAGAAACTGTGCGAGGACGATGTCAAGCTGGAAAACATCGTGGCATATACCCTTCGTCATAGCGTGGCGACACTAGCGCTTGCAGCCGGCGTCCCTACGGCGATCGTCATGGCCATCATGGGCCATACGTCCGCGCGAACGACGCGACGGTACCAGCATCTGCAAGTATCGCACTTGCGCAACGGCATGGAGATCATAGAACTGGAGAGGCTGGAGCGCCGTGCCCAGGCGATGGCCGCGGCACAAGCGGCGAAGCTGAAAATGGCTGCATGAGAGCAAACAACGGGAAGCCGCCGAAACTCGCGCCTGCCAAGCGGAGCACCTTTCAGGGGTCTTTGTCTTTCCCCTGTCGGCGGCCCCCGTTGAGTCTCGTTGAAAAAAGTCGGGCGGGCGTTGATCGACGACGTGCCGACTAGGCCGCTTCCTCCAAGGAAGCCCCCGCCCGGTACATGCCGCGTTCACCCGTTCAACGGCATGTGTCAAGAAGGAGCCGCCGGCATCCCATTTCGCGCGTGGTGGTGCACGAAAAGTTCCCCGGCCGGCGGCCCCCCGGAGGTAGTCGCCTACTGGCTCGGCTGCTCTTGGCTCGGGACCTGGATCGGCTGCGGAGGTTTGGCCATCAGCGCGGCAAGCAGCAAGGAAAGAAGCTGGCCATTGCCGATCTGCAGTCCACCCGGCAGCAGCGGATTCACCGGCAGCGGGCTAATCGGATTCACCGGATTCGGCGCGGGGCCCGGGCCTGGCACCGGCGGCCTCATGCGGTTGTAAAGGAGCGTAAGGATCCAGCCGACGACGGCTGCGATCAAATGGGTGTAGTCGATGGGGGGCATCAGAGTGTTCCTTGTGAACGGAGGAATAGAAACAAAGCCGCGGCGCCGCCAATCAGCAGCCACGGTGAGATTGCAGGGGCCGCCGGCGTTGGCGCCTTCTTGTCGTCGGGCGCGGGCGTCTTGCGGAGATCTACGTCTTTGCCGGCGTCATAGCTTTTGATCGCCTTGCGTATGGCCTGGAAGTCATCCGGGCCTTTGAAGTCGTCTTGCCTGTGCAGCACTTTCCCATCCGGAGCCTGCAAGTAAACGGTTGGCCGGCCGTCTACCTTGAACAGCGTCTGTCCCGTCACTCCATCTTTCAAAGACCAATGATCCGGTCGCACACTCCAGGGCGCCAATCGTTCCCGCACCGAAGGTTCGAGCTTGGCCAGCGCCTCGAGCACCGGCCCGCGTTCGGCGTCGCTTCCGATCACGGTCAAGCGAAGCTTCTGTGAGTCGTCGGGAATCTGTCCGCTGATGACGCCGAGAGCATGCTGCATCGTCACCTCGCGGCCGTTGACGAAGGCGCGGCCGGCCGAGAGCTTGGTGCAATCGACGCCGAAATTCTCGATCGCCGGCTCGCCCTTCTTCTCAACCGGTTCAGGCTTCGGGTCGGGCGGTGGTTGCACGCCATCGGGCTGGGTGCTTTCATCGGCCGGCTGGACGTGATATGGCACAAGCTCGCAGCTTCCCGATGAGCAGCGCGGACGGAAAAGGCGAAAGCGAAACTGCGCGCATGCGCACGCAGTGACAACGAGCAAGAGCACGATGGCGAGGGGGGCGAGTCCTTTTTTCATGGCTCAATTCCAGGGAAGGGGCGGCGGGCCGGTGTCGAGCAAGATGATCGTCCAGCCGGATCGGCCGCCTGTGAAGGTTCTCAGAAAGTCATCGACGGAAATCCACTCGTACGCGTTCTCCGCCGGCGTGATGTAATTGTTGTCGAGGATCGCGGCGTACCTATCGTCCAGGTGCACGATATTGACCATGTGCGCAATCTTGCGGCCGCCGTAGCGTCCGGTCGGAGAGTATGAATAGGTGACTCCAGGCATGCGTCCGGATTTGAGAGCAGCTCGGATCACGTCGAGGACCTCGCGGCCCCCTTCGACCTGGACGTATTGAGGTTCTGGGACCCCCTTCTCCTTCGCAATCTGCTTGATCTTCTGCGCCGTCTTTTCAGGCCACGATCCGCCCGGATATCGCTTCATCCAATCGCGGAAGTTTTCGAGCAGCTCGACATGCTGCCATCTGGCCGCATGGCTGATCGAGGTAAAGACGCAGAGGCCTGCCCCGTCCGATCCGCCGGTGTTTTGCATGTGGAGGCTGCCTGGCAAATCGACCTGTATTTCGGTCGCCTTGTCCGGAGCGATCTTGCCGCCGACTGAGGCGCCGGACTTTTCAGGCTGGGCATGAACATGCATCACGAGCGCGAGCGAGACGATGGCAATGGCGATCTTCTTCATGAGGGTCTCCGTGAGAGTAGGGCACATAGGAACCACGCAAGCAAGGCACCTGCCCCGAAGGCGACGGGGAGATTCCAGCTCAAGATCAAGTCGGCGACCGATCCCCATTTGTTGGCGTTGGCCGCGATGGCTTTCGCCGCTTCTGGAATCTCCGGCGGCAGAGGCAGAGGAGCATTCGGATTGATGAACGTGCGAAGGATCCAAAGCAGAAATGCAATGACGATCGGAGGCACGGTGATTTCGATCATAAGAACCTCGGGCGCTGAGGATCTTTAGGCGCTGATGCAAGGCTGCACGGTGACATCTTCCGGCCAGGCCAGTTTGCGATAGCCGAGCGATCGAGCGACCGCCAGGACTTCGCTGAACGCTGGAAACGGCCGGCGGTTGTCGCGCATGTACCGTTTCATTTCGAGCGTGAATCTTGCCGCTCGCTCATCCAGAGATTGGCTTGCTCGGCCAGTCTCGACCTCGACCAACGAATAGCCCAGCGAGTCAAGCACGCTGAGTACCTCTTTCCAGGATGGCGCCGGGATTCGATGCTCACGCTTGTAATCATGGACAGCGCGGCCGAATGCTGTTTCTTCAGTGCTCAAGTCCGATCCGTCCGGCGTGCGCTTCCTGTAGCGAATAACGCGATCTTCCAGAGGCGCCCTCTTGGTCGCACATGGGACCGCGATTTGTCTCTTGCGCATCGTTGACCTGTGGCGATCTAGTCGCTCAATCGAGCTGGGTGACCGAGCGAGACAAACAACTCTACACGACTTTCAGCCGCGCGGACGGAAAAAGCTCTGGCATCAGACGAGGTAGGTGGCGTATGCTTCGATGCATGAGCCTTGAGGCATTCCTTGCCGTGCTATCTCATGGCGCCGTCGCGATCGGAGTCTGGCTGATCCTCCGTTTCGATCGCCGGCAAGCATCGGCGGGATCGCCGAGCCCGGCCGGCCAGGCCCTCAAGGCGCCTCCGCATCCGCTCCAGGATGCACTTCTGGGAATCGCTCGCGACGTCCAGACCTCCGATATCCTGGGCCATCTGGAAAGAGAACGGGTCGGCTGGGACAAGATCGCGCCTGCCCTGATCTCACACATCTCCGACATTCGCGCCGAGAACTGGCCTCCGGTCGTCTGTTCGCTTCTGGCGCTTCTTCCGCTCAAGACCGACGCTTCAGGACGACTTGCCAATTCCCTTCAAGAAGGATCGTGAAGCCCTGGGCGAGCAGCCAAGGGACCGTCTTGCGTCCTTTTCCAGTCCATCCGTCTTCGACCCGCCAGGTGTCGTCGATCATGACGACGGCGTCGTCTTCCAGATGCCGCATAGCCAGCTTGGCTTCTTCAAGGTTGCAATCCTCGAAGCCTTCGTCCCACGTATCCTGGGAATCGAGGTAGAGAGCATCGATTTTTCGACCAGTCCACGCATGGAACCAATCGTGGCTGTGATTGACGACAACATCGACCGGAAGCCCCTTGACGGTCTTTTTGCAAAACTCGGCGAACTCGCGGTTCAAGTCGATGCTCACCATCTGACCGCCATGGCCAGAAAGAAGCAGGCCAATAATCGAGGTGGCCATCCCCGCGCCGTAGTCGAGAGGCGCGCGTTGGCATCCTGTCTCGACAACAAACGGATTCTCCCTCTTGATGATCTCCCGCATGAATGCTCGCATGGTCGGTCGTCTATCAACGCAGGTCACTGGCTTGTCGTCGGCCGGCTTTACCGACAGGAGCAACTTTGAAACATGGTTTTTTATCTTTTGGTCCAACGAGCGATCAAGAACAAATGGCGGTTCGATAGCCGCCGTTTCCATCACAGCAGACAAAACGACGTCCGGGGTTATCGAGTTGAGGTTAGCGCAAAGAGTGTCGCAGTGGCCTTTCCAGTTTGGACCGGTCCATCGGCATCCACCGCATGCAAGCGGACCCTGTATGATTCGCACAGATGCCCACGCGGCGTAGATCGGCGCGGCGATGAGCTGTGCCGCCAGAACGATAGCGGGCACGTTGAGCGCTCCGGCCAGATGGCCCATGCCTGATTCATTCGAGACGACGCACGCGGCGACTTTCATCAGCGCGGCGACGTGCGCGGCCGGTCTGCCGCAAATCTGCTGGCCGCGAAAACCGGCGAGTTTGTGCGCATCGGTTCCCGATCCGATTGCCACGCATTGCAAGCCGTGCTCGTTCAGCATTCTCTCAAGTACGAGCCAGTGCGACATGAGCCAGTTGCGGCCCGCGCCTGAGCCGAGCGAGATCGGCGCAAGGATCACGCAGCCGCGAAATTGCTGCGCCCACTTCTCGGCCTCGGTCGGCAGCGGACGGGTGGTCGGTCGCTTGCGCTCCGTCAACGGAATCTTGGCGGCGGCTTCGATGAAGTGCAGTCCGCCCCGGTCATTGAGCGCGGCGTAGATCGGGGTGGAGCCTGGCGTTACTTTCTCACGCCATTGATTCAAGTCCTCGAAATGCGTCGTTGCCAGCGAATCGCAAACACCGTCGAAAAGCTCGATCCATTGGCGCGACATGCCGACGATATGAAGTTTCTTGCCGGGGTTGCGATCCTTCCACGCGGCGGCGATGCTCGCCGCCGCGAGGTGGTCGCCGATCCCAGCGGCGTTCACGGTCAGTTGAAATAATTCCGTCGAATAGTCATTGCACCTGCCACAAGACGCAATGCCATCGGCCGCCCCATCTGTGATACAGCGCCCATGAACCGCGCAGGCGTGAACGGCCTTGTTGATCGGCTTGCCAGCTTTTTCGCTGCACGGCGGGCATTCGATCGTCTCGCGAAGCCCGTCGTCGCGCCGCATCGGCTGGCCCAGATGGACGCAAGGCAGTGTGGGAAGCTTGGTTGGTTGCTCGCCTTTGCGGTAGACTCGTTTGAAGTCCGGACACTTCTGCAGGTCGCCGTCCAACGCCGGCTTGCATTCGCCGCCGTGCAGATCGTGCGTACAGACATAGCGACTGCCGCGATAACGGTAGTGGGCACAGACAACCTGGAGCTTGAGCAATCGTGTCATGAATAGGAGCCTATGATCGTCGCCCACTTGTTCGGCACAGTCGTGTAGATGTTGCTAACCTGCGTGCTGTAGGAGCCAGTTTCCCCCACAATCCGGTAAGCCGCCACCATTTCGTGTTCGTCAGCGGTGTCGCAAATGCCCATGAACGGGTCAAAGAACATGCCCGAAAATGAGTTTGTCCAATCTGCCGAGTCGATGGTTTTCCCATCGCGCCGCACAAGCGCCGTTGCGATGATGATTTCGGCAGCAGTTGTAGTTGTGATGCTGTTCGTAGTCGGATTGGAGGACGTGCCCGCGCTTGTGCCGACTTGATCCAAGGCATCATCCGCCAAGCCAGTGACCATGTGAACCAGCACACCCATCCATTTCGCCGAGGCGAGCGTTACAACAAGATCGCCGCTGACAGGTCCACTCACGGCGAGACTATAGCGGTATTGCGTTGCCGTGTCAGAGCCGCCGACCGGGACAGATGAATCCAAATCCATCGCGTCGCCGTCGAACTCGACCGTTGGAGTCAAGCCAAGAGCCAAAACGCCAAGATCGACAACGAGAAGGCCCTCAACATCTTCCAAGGGAAACGTCAATGAGGTTTCTTCGGCGCCCGTTGCCAAAGAGCCCAAGAAAGCAACGGTGATGCCGCCACAGTCGATTACCGTTGCGACTTGCACTTCGTCGCTCGTCCCGTTCGCGTTAGAGACAGTTGCTGTCAGCTCGCCGAGGTTGCCGATCGGCGGCGACGTCAACGTAAGTGACAAGCTTGTGGTTGTGCCGCTATCTACCGTGCAGGGCACGTCCACATCGCCTGAATCGGTCAAGGTGACTGTGTTCGAGCTGGCGGGACTCGTGAAATTTGTCCCCGTGATCACTAGCGTCGTTCCGTCAGCGCAGACGTCAACATCGGAGAAGTCGATTGTCGGGAGTGCGGCGCCCGGGCATGGGCTGACCGTGATGGTAGCCGGCCAGCCAGCGCAGAAGTAGCAGTAATCGCCGGAATTGGTGTTGACGCTTACCAGGTCAAAAACGAGATCGGTGAGGCAGTCCCAGGCAAGGGAAGCGGCCACGGAGACCGCGTATCGCGCAATGAGATTGCCATAGTTGACGGAGTAGAACTCAAGCACCCATCTGCATACTGATCCACCCTGGAAGATCATCGTCGCTCGTACGAGATTGTTGTCCACGCATCCCGTGTCGATCGTTTCGCTGAAAGAACAGCCACCTCCTGATAGTGTCCAGTCTCGATTCAGGCTCTCGCAAACGCCCGGGAACTGCACGTTGCCATCGGTCAAGCCAGCCAGCGTGAAGCAATAAGGCCCTGGTGCTGAGGTGCACGGACAACCACATTGAAGCGACCCGCTGCCTGTTCCTGCCGGTAGGGCTGGTGTCCACGCGTTCTCGGCGAGCAACAGGCCGGAATGGGGCTCCCTCGACAGGCTCACGTAAATCCCTGCCGCGATGGATTCGCCGCCGGGATTGTACGCTGTCATCCGCTGATAGTGCGTTTCATCGGTGATGTATGCGCTTGAGGGAATCCTTAATGCGCGACTGAGCAGGACGGAGCCGGAGCCGAGCGTTGTCTGGCGGTTCGACAAGGCGGCTCCATTCGAATGGCCAGCGGCCGTCGTGGAATCGTAGCCTCGGACCGCGTTGATGACCGTCGAGCTCACGATCGCGGTCACCAGGATCTTCTCGAATCCGATCGACAACACGAACATCCTGCCGGTCGGCATGCTGGCCGTCGATGACACAGTGAGCGACTGCGCAGAGCTGTTGATATCGCTGGCAAGGGTGGCAAGCGTTGTGTCGGCGACAGTCGCCGCGGAGATCGCCGACGTCGTCAGGGCGAGGTACTTTTCTACTTGATGGAACCCTGGCGCCGGCTGGCGCTGGGTCTCGCCCTGGCGCATACGCACGCCGCGCGTAGTGTCCCTGAGCTGGTGCAGCCAATCGACCGTCTCGGCATCAAGGCCGTATAGAGCTTCGTCCGACATCAGTCGCTGTGCAGCTTGTAGAGGATCGCCACAGACACCGTGTTGGCGTCCGAATTGTCCCCGAGCATGCGGATGTCAACGCCGGGATAGATTCGAATCGGCCCGGCCGGCTCGCCGGCGCCGATTGTGCCCATGGGAATCATGATGCCGCTTACCGCCGGCCCCCAATGCGCGGAGTTCGCGGTATCGAGATTCTGCATGTACATGAATCCGGGCGTCGTGATGTTGCCGAGATTCAGCGACGTTCCGGAAGCGGATTTTGCGAATGTGATGGCCGTGGTGCCGACAGTGGGCGCGCTGGCGTTGGTGCAGTTCCAGTTCGTGCCTCCGTTGACCGTGCCGCTGATTACGCTGGTGAACGTGCCGACGAATTCCCCGGTCGTGTCCATTTGCGTGATGCGTGTGAGGATAAACGGGTTGCTGCCGTCCCCGAGCTGCGTCAGGACATAGATGCCGTTTTGCAATCCGGCTGCCTGGTCCTTCACGAGAAGAAGCTGATTGACGGCGAGCGTAATACCGTCCTGCGCGGCCAGGGCGCCGTTGGCATTTCCGGTGAGAGTGGCCCCGACGCCGGAGGCGCCATTGGCGTAGGTGCAGGCCGGCAGGGCCGCTGTCGTCGCCGCGATGACGGAGGGCTTCTGCGTGGATTTTTGAATGACCGTCGATGCCGCCGCGATCGGGACCTCGATGATGTCGGCGTGGAACCCGGTGTCGTTCTGGGTGAGCGACGTCTGAAAATTCAGGGGATCAGCAAAGCCGCTGCCGTCGCTCGGGTTGAGCACGGTCAGGTTGACGCCGATCTGGATTTCATCTGCCATGGGTAACCTCATTGCACTTGAGCGAACCCTTGCGGCAACGCGAGCCGGGCGAAGGGAAGACGCTTGTAGGGTCGGATGGTGAAGAAGACGCCGGGCTGGCTGATGTAGTGCGTGCCCGTGCCGTCGTCGTTGACGCGGAGTTTCTGGCCGCTCGAGTTGGCCGCGGTTGGCTTGACCGGGGAGAGGTCGAATTCCTGTCCGCCGCTCGCGGTATCTCCGGGGTTGGTGACGTAATAGACGCCGCCTTGCGTCAGGCCCATCGGATAGTTCGGGGCAGGGTTTTGCACCGTCCGGCCTCCGATCGCCTTCACGCTGTTGAGGCGGCCGCCGGTGTTGGAGAGTTGGACCAGGTCGCCGCTTTGAAACTTGATCGAAGGTGTCGTTGCGGCAATCGTGAACACGCTCGACGCCGAATCGACGATTTGCACTTCGATCTTCTGGGCCAGCGGCCCGCCGCGGCCGTTCAGGGCGCCGCTGGTCGGATGATTGTCCTCCGTCATGAACCGGCGTTTTTGCACCGGAAACGATCCGAGCGCTAGCGGATTGGCATTGCGCGGGTCTTCTTCGAGATAGAACGTGCCGTAGTCCATCAACGAAAGATCCCAGCCGGCAGGATTCGCTTCGAAGATGTAGGTCGTGCGCAGAAACGGGAAGCGGCCGCCGCTCGGGATCTGTCGCTCTTGGCGCTCGGGAGAAATCTTGTCGCATCGCCAAATGCCTGGCGCCTGTCCCCAAAAGCGATCGGTGTTGACGGCGTTCTTGTACAGGATCGCCGTCTGCGGCTGCGGATAGCTGATCGATTCATTGCGGGTGATTTCGAGCTGGTCATAGCCGTCGATGAACTTCGGCGGCGGATCATACACCTCGCCATTGCTCGACGTGCACGGCTTGAAGATCCCGGTCGTGTTGTCGTAAATTTGAGTGATGAGTGATTCGCGGTTGGTGGAATGCCACTTGACGAGCGGCATCTCCAGCAATGGATTGAGAAACTCTCCGGCCTTCTCACGCCCCGTTCCTCCGCCCGTGTTGCCGGTGCTCTTCTCTTCCTTGGTTGGCGGCGTCTCATAGACTGCAACGACTTCCCAGGTCATCGTCGCGACGTCGCCCTGGCGATCGCACTCGAACCGCCGCAGGAGCATTTCATCGTTCGATTCGTTGCCGAGTTCGTACGAGGAATAGAGCGCGGGGAGGCCGGGCGCACTGGCCACGGTGATCGGACCATCGGCGCGCGAGTTGACGATGACGCGGTAATAGGCGCGAACGACGTACTTGCCCAGCTCGAAAGAGCCGGTGACTTTCCCCGTGAACGCTGCTTGTCCGACGACGGCCATGGGGCGACCTCAAATGCGGGCCCGGCGGATGGGCGGGGCCTGTTCAAAGGCGCGGCGGATGGCGCCGAGATCCACGTTGCCGCGGCGGACGGCTTCCATCGTCGCTTTCTGGTAGAAGTTTTGATTGCTGCTCGAACCGAACAGCAACGAGAAGGCTTTCTCGCCGCCTTCCAGGGCCGCCTCATGACCGGTGACCGCCCGCGTCATGGTGATCGACTGACGTGCGGCGGTGTTGGCTGTCTGCTGTGCTTCATTACTCACCGAGCGCAGAGCAGCTCGCCAGCGATCGGCCATGCCCTGGACATTCATGCCCATGAATCCCATGGCCGTCTCCCAGTGGTCCGTAAGTTCTTCCAGTTGCTCATCGATGCCGCTAAGCCAGCCTGGTCCGATCGCTTCAGCGGCCGAATTCAAAGCGAGGGCGATCATGTCGGGCATGTGCTGAGCAACGCCTCGAAGCTGTTCGGACATCTCACCGCTCAGTTCTGCTTGTCTGGCACGAATGTTGGCAGCTATCTGCCGGGAGCCGACTTCCCCAAGGTTGTCCAAGTTGGATACCATGCGATTCAAATCGCCAAGCAGGCCGCCGGCCGCTGCTTCAACTTCCCGCCTGGAACGGTGAGCAAGATACGCGTGCACGCTCTCGCCGTTCGCCAGGGCATTGCGTGCGGCGTCAGCCAGCCTGCGTGGGTCGGTGTATATCAAGATCGAGTTAGCCCAGATTGCTGTCTCCCGGAGGGTGTCGCGCAGGAGCACGAGGAACGCTCTCTTGATTGTGCCGGTCAGCACTTGCCAGGCCATGGGGAGGCTGTCCCAGACACCCAGGATGCCGGCGACGGCCGAGATGAGCGGAGTCTTCAAGAAATTCAGGAACGTCAACCAGCCGATTTGCAGGCTCGTTTTGACGAGGTCCCACGTCGTATCGATCTCCTCGAAAGCGACGACGACGGCCGCCAGAGCGACCAGGCCGACGTCGGCCATGCTGTTGAAGGACAGGCCCCATTCAGCGGTAGCGTCCTGGAACATCTGCGACAATGCAGAAACGCCTTCCTGAATCGAATCCCAGAGCCTGGTAAACACGCGCTGGATATCGGGGGTTGCAACCTTCACGAATTCGGTGAAGGTCTTGAACTGGCCGACGACATACTCACCGATCTGGCCGCCGATCTTGCCGAGCCACTCCCACAGCGGCGCGAACATGATCGCCGACTGACGTTCGATTCCCTCCATGGCCTGGCTAAATCCCCGCCACTCGAAGTTGGCTCGCCGGATCGCCCCGGCCTGGCTCTCGGTGAACATGAGTCCGAATCGTTCGGCCCGCTCGGTCAGCCGATCCAGTCCTTCCGCTCCCTGCTCGAGTATGTCCATCATGCCCATGCCGCCGCGTCCGAAGATCGCCCTGGCGGCGCCGGCCCGGGCCGCCTGGCCCTCGAGCCGCAGGTAGCCATCGGCCAGCATGCGGATCTGCTCGGCGCCGCTGGCGCCGCTCAGGTCGTTCAAGTCGACCTGCATGCTGCGCAGTGCATCTCGTGCGGCAGGGCTGATGTTTTCCAGGGACGATTGCAGCCGGAACATGGAATTGCCGATGCCTTCGATCCCGTTGACACCCGGCGCCATGCTGAAGGCGACCAGGGCCGAGCTGGCGAGATCGAGGTTGTTGGCCAGGTCATAGATGGTCTCGATTGCCTTGGCCCCGGCGCTCGCCATGCTCCACAGCTTGACCGTGAAGCCGACGGCCGCGGCCGCGGCGGCGAGCAAGCCGCCGGTCACCAGCCCGATCGTGGCGACGCCAGCGCTCAGCGTGGCGATCAAAGCGGCCACGCCAACGCCGACTTCAGCGAGCGCTGGAAGCATGAAGAGAAGGGTTGCTCCCAGCCCGGCAAACGCCGTCGTGAATGCCGCCGGAATGACGGAGAGGACTCCCAGGCCTAGGACCGCGGCGGCGACGGCGCCAATGGCGGTGACGATGGTCGTGATCAGGCCAATGACGATCAGGAGTCCCCCGGTCGGAATGTTAGCCAGCAAGCCTCCGACAAACGTGGTGGCATTCGCCGCCGCTCCGAACATGCCGTTGACGACGGCATTGAACGCGCTCGAAATCGTGTTGGTCAGCATCCCCGCCAGAGTGCTGATGAGGTTGAAGGCGAAGCTGAAGAAGGGTCCCACAAGCGCCATCCAGCCGCGCACCAGCGCGGTGACGGCGCCGACTCCCGCGGACACAAAGAAGCCGAGCACCTCCGGGATCGCCGTCGTGACAATCGACGCCAGGCCGATGATGATGCCGGTAGCAAGCACCTTGCCAATGTTCAGGGCAACGCCGCCGAGCATCGAGCCGACGCTGGTGAATGGTTCTACGATTTTGAAGGCAAGCGAATTGAAAACGGCCGACGTGCCGGCGACGATCGTCTTGACCTGATTGGCGAACGTGGTCACCTTGCCGATCGCGCCGCTGATGCCGCCGCCAAGGCCGCTGAGCTGGCCCATGGCGTTCAGGCTTTCGGAGATGCCGGTCGAGTGGGCGCGCACGTTCTCACTCAGGTCCGAAACGCCGCCGCTGACTTTTTTCATTCCCTTGTCGAAAGCTGAAGTGTCGGCCTGAATCAGAGTGTTAAGGACGCCGATGATGGCCATGGGCTACTTATCTCAGTCCGCATTCGCGCAGCACGTCTTCGACCGTCAAGTTCTCGTCATCGCCTTCGAACGGGTCCATCCAGGGCAGAAGGTCGATTGGGTGGAGTTCCGGCTCGCCTTCCTTGAGGTGCACGTTGTTGAAGTCCGCACAGAGCTTGGCGAAAACGATGTCAAGCCGGGCGGGGCTCGGGTTGAATTGGCGGAAGTACTGATACCAGTCTTCGAGCTGGCCTGCCGTCAGCTCCTCGCGCAGATGGTCCGGATGCAATCGACCCAGGGCAAGGCAGAGGTGGAACATAATCGCCTCTGCCGCGGTTAGTTTTTTGAGCGATCCTTGTCGAGCCCGCTGAGCCGATTGATCACGTCCATGATCTTGACAAAGTCGCTGGCCGAAACATCGAAGTTCCTTTCCACGTCCTCGGCATCGTCGAACATCTTGGCGCCTTCCGAATCGACCAGACAGCAGGCCATCAGGAAGTAGCCGGCCAGCTTGCGTTCGGACTCGCTCTTGTTCTTGTCCTTGAGGTCCTCGATCTGCGCCATGTGCTGATCGACCTCGACGCGCGTCAGGCCGCGCACGTAAACGCAAACGCCCGGACCGTGTTCGGGTCCAAGGAAAAACTGCTCGCGCTTGAGCTTCGCCTTGTTGGGCGAGGAGCCTTTCTGATAGAGCTGATGCTGAGACATTCGATCCTCTGCGGTTCAGATTGCGAGCGAGTACTCCACCGTTCGGCGGCGACGATGCCGCCGAATTAGGTTTGCAGGCCCGGATCGCCGGAGATGTCCACGGTGACGTCCGCGACGGTGGGGCTCTTGACGTCCAGGTCGAGGTCACCGAGATCGGTGACCCAGCCCTTGAAGGTCTCCGACAGCGCGTTCACCGCGCCGACGGCCGGGTAGGTGACTTTGAAGTTGGCTTCCGTCCCGGGAGGGCCAGTGTCGGCCAGGGCCGCTGCGAGCAGCCGGCTGTTGTTGGTGTTCGAGGAGTCGCTGGGATCGTAGTAGATCTTGAATTTGGTTTGTCCCGGCGTGATCTGCCCCTTTCCCTTCGGGATGTAGGTGTCAGTGGCGATCGGGCATTCAATGACCTGGGCCTTGCCGGTGCCGCGCTTCAGGCCGCCGACGAGATAGCCGAGGGTGGTGAAGTTGTTGCTGCCGGTACGATCGATGCCGATCGTGATGCCGAGACCGATTCGTCGAGCGAGTGCCATGGGCGTTCCCCTTCTTATGTGATGACTTCAACCTGGAAGGTCGCGATGGTGTAACCTTCGTCAGCGTCGAGCAGGCGCGGCTCGTATTCGTCCGTGTGATCGGACACGAACATTCCGAGCGCCCAACTATTGTTTGCCGATCCGAATGCTCCCTGGAATCCGTTGAGGGCGTTCTTGAGCGTGTCTGCCATGCTCTGCGTCGTGGCGTCGTCGTTGAGCGCGGCGACCTCGACGTCGAAGACCGTGGTCTTGTTGCACGCCGAGCCGTTCTGAAACAGGTCCTGGTTCTCCGTCTGCCGCTGGAAGTAAACCCGCGTTGGCGGCTGGCCGCTGCTCACCACGCCTTTCTCGATGGCCGTAACGCTTGGCAGCAAGGCGGCCAGCTTGTGGCGGAAATCTTCGTCGATCATCGCTTCAACCCTTGATCGATAACTTCTCCAGCTCGGCGGCGCAGGTCTTCAGGATCGTCTGCTGGGCCTGCGGGCCGCTGCGAGCCAGGCTCTTTTCGACGTTGTGCTGGGCCGCGACGTGCGTCGGCGCCGCGTCATACTTGGTCGAGTCCTTCACAACGCCGCCCTTGCCATAGCTCTTCCGGACTCGCTTGCCGCGCACGTGCTTCTTGGTCCCGCGCTCCAGGAACATCGGGTAGGGCGCTTCCTTCCACCGTCCCGAATTCGCCGTCGCGAACACGGACACGCGAAACCCTACGCGCGTCCGGCTGCGCTTCATGGCCTTGACCTTGACGCTGGCCGCGGCCCGGCCGCTCTTGCGCGGGAAAGTCGCCTTGGTATCCTTGGCGACGATCTTCGCGCCCGCACGCAGGCCCTTGCGGAAAATCTTCTTGCCATGCTTTCCCTGCGACATCAGGTCCCGGGTCATCCGCTGCAGCTCGACGTCGCCCGTCATCACGATGCTGGCCATATCACGCCGTAGCTCCCTTCAGCTCCGTGCAGGTCAGGATGACTTTCACGTGCTGCTCGCCCACGTCTTCCTGATGGCCGATGTTCAGCACGCGCTTGCGCAGGACGTTGACTCCCGTCGCATGGGCCGCCGCCGTCGAGCCGCCATATCCCCGTGAAACCGTCAGGCTCAAGCTGGCGATCGCGGTCACCTGCATCAGCTCCGAGTCCACTTTCAAGACCGCGCCCTTGGTGATCAGCGCAGCCGAATCGACGACAACCGTGTTCGTCGAGTTGTTGATCCCGCCGTTGAGGGCCGCCGCCACGGAGTAAAGGGCCAGGCGATGGCGCTCTTCGCTGAGCCTCCGAAAACGCATCTCGACGACATGCGTCGCCGTCGGCACAAGCTGGCGAACTTTCTCGATCTTGCCGGCGTTCGGCGTCTCGATCTTGCAGGCCGCGTCGGCGACCAGGACGCTCCAGGTAATCGCCGGATGGCCGCGGCTGTCCGCGGCCCCGATGGCGGATTGCTCGATATCGACGCGCTTGTCGAGGTCGCCGGCGTCGATGTTGAATCGATCGCTTCTCACGTCCCAACCAATTCCGGCTCAGCAGCTGGCGCCGCCGGTTCCGCCGGGGCGGGATCCGCCGGCTTGCGCCAGGATGCATTCGGCCCGTTTTGCAGGTCCTCTTCCCAGCCCCACTTCTCGAAGTTGGGATAGCGCGTCGCGCCCCAGTGATTGAGCTGCACGGCCCGGGTCGCCCCCAGCTTCAGGCCGGCGCGGCGGAGCTGGCGGGAGAAGTCCCAATCCTCCGGCTGGACGCGGGCAACGTGGCGATCGCCTTCCTTGCGGCACATGTCCGTGATCCGGAAGCAATGCTTGAGCGAGCCGTCCGGATTCTTTTCCAGAGCCCACGGACCCAGCTTGCAAATCCAAAGGCCGGTGTTGAGCAGCAGCTCGCCGCCGACGTCGGCATCGGTGAACGTCGTTGGGAGCATCAGGATTTCGTGCATGGTCAGACGCCGCGGCCGCCAGGTGCAGCCGGAGTCATCGACGGCCGTCGAGGTCAGGCCGCGATCGTCCTTGATCGGGCAGACGGCGCTCATTATGTCGGCGCCGCTGGCGATCAGTTCGTCATGCAGGATGTCGAGCCAGCCTGGCTCGGGCGCTTGATCGGAATGGATCATGGCGAAGGCGTCGATGTCGCCGGCTTCAAATCGGTCCAGGGCATGAGTCCAGCCCATGTTGAAACAGCAGGCGAGCAGCGAGGACGCCGGGCTAATCGGCGTTACGACTCGATTCGGCGATCCGGCCTTGAGTGGATGGTAAAAAGCAGTCGCCGCTTCAAACGTACATTGCTCGTTGTAGCGCGGCATCACGAGGGCAAAACGCATCAGGTCAACTCTCCGTTCCACGCCGCAGCGCCGAGAGCGTCAGCGCCAAGCGGCATCGTTCCATAGTTGCCGGGAGTAACAGCTTCCCGGTTGCGAAACCAATGGGCGACGAGCATTTTCATGCGACCGCGGATCGTCTCGGGAATGCCGCCCTGGACGATGCAGCCGGCCGCGTGTGTCTTGTTGAAGGTCGCGGTGAAGGTCGCTCCCGTGACTGCCGTCACGTTGACCAGCTCGCGATTCTTCCCCGTGTCGATCGCCAGGACAGTACCGGGGTTAACCGGATCAGTCGTCAGGTCCTGCGCGTAGATCCCGACCATGCTTCCCGGAGTCACTGCCTGGGAGCCCGTCGTCGTGATCGCCGCGGCGATCGAGGTCGAAGGCCCGTAGCCGGCTACCATGCGGACCTTGAGGGCCTGCGTCTGCTGGATGATGAGCGGCCAGTAGTTGCCGAAGGTCGGCATCAACCGGGCCGGGTCGCTCATGTAATCCACGCGGTACAGGCTCGCATCGAGCGTTTGCAGCGTGTTGTCCTGGTCCGTGTATTGCACGGCCAGCACAGCCTGCACGGGGTTGCGCGGCAAGCGGATGGTGGCTCGATCGATCCAGTTGGCGCTCAGTTCCGTGATGCCGATCCGGTTGCCGATGCCTCCGCGATCGCTGCCGATGAAGCCGTTTTCCAAGTAGCCGATCTGTCCCGCCCTCGGGAAGCGATCCATGCTGACGAGGATCGTCTGTGAGATCAGGCACTTGCCTTGCGTGTCTTCGATGTAAGAGCGAGCGGTCGTGATCAGATTTGCGAGGGTGTCATCCTCGGCCGTGATGTCCGCGTCGATGCGGCAAGCCAGCTTGGCCTCGGCGAGCGTCAGAGGCTCGCCGGCCGGCTGCAACAAAACTTTGGTCGCGACTGCCACACCGTTCGCTCCTATTCCACGATCAACATCACGATCACCGACTTGGTGTTTCCTCCGCCGGTGAGGACGATCTTGACCCGATCGTTGGCGAGCGAAACCGGCTCGGCTACCTTGCGCGTGCCGTCGTAAGTCTTGCCGGCGCCCACGTTGTCATGCACCTGGACGCGCGGGTAGTAGGGCGCCGACGTCGCGACGTTGGTCAGGGTCACGACCGGCTCGGCCGTCGCCTCCGCCGTGATGGCGAAGTTCGCCGTGTTGGCGATGCCGCCCGAGTTCGGGATCGAAACAACGACACCGGTCAGACGCCCGGTGAGATTGTCCGAGTAGCTCGTGTTGTTGCCGCCGGCGTCCGTCGTCAGGGACACGGCGACGCGCTGAATGAACATCACGCGCCCTTCAGCTTGTACCACTGCGTTGTGTTGTGGGCGATGTAGATCGCGATCTCCAAGCTCGCCTGGTTCACCGCGGCGTTGACACTGCTGGCATCAATGGCCACGTTCGCGCTCGGGTAGACCGGGAGATTCTTCCCGCTGACTGTATTCTTGACGGCGACAAACTCGCCGGCGGCCGGCGCCGGCAAGACGACGCAGGTCGTGTTGTCGGCCCCGGTGACCTGATTGAAGCCGGTATTGAGCGATCCGCCGTTGGCCTGGCCGGAGCCGGCGGCGGCGACAGCCGACGTCTTGAATCGCAGCTTGCCGCTCATGACCAGGGCCGTCAGGATCGTAAGCGTATCGACGGCGCCATTGGCGTCGGCGATGACTGCCTTGCTTGCCGCCACGGTTCCCGGAGTGATGCCTTCCAGGTAGCTGGCTTCCGTTGGGCTCAGGGACGTCCCGGATTCATCCAGCGCGATCGATGCGCCATTGAGATGCAGAATGCCGTCCCGATCGAAATACGATCGGTTGGAGGCATGTCCGGCTTCGGTCGTTGCCATGAGCGATACTCCTGCATTCGAGGCCTATCGAGAATCCGCCGCGGGCGGAGTTGATTTCCGATTACGAGTTCGCCAGCACAATCGCGGAGGCGGAAACGCTGGCCGGCTGAGTCACCGGCACATTCTTCGCGTTGTAGAGGTACGCGGTGATGCCGTTGATCGTGATGTTCTGGGTCGCCCGCTGGAGAGTGACCGTGATGTACTCGGTCTGCGGCCGCTGCACATCGACGACCAGGTTCGTGTTGCTCGACGTGGCCCCAGTGAGGGCCGCGGAGGCGCCCGAGATGTTGGCCGCGTCGGAGCCGTTCGAGAGAGAGCCGTCCTGCACGCGCAGAGTGGCGACGGCGGCATCGACGACGGGCCCCAGCTCGGCGACGACGCAGACCGAGTCGAAGCCGTCCATCGCGAACGTGCTGGAGGTCTGCGTATCCCCGTTGCCGGCAGCAACGGCGTTCATGCAGCGGACGACTTTCACATGCTTGAGGAAGTTCAGAAACATGGGCAATCCCCTTTGGGAGTTCGAGTGCGATCGTACCTCGCCGATTCGAGTGGTGCTCGAGCGGCGGCTAGCGGGCGACGGCCTTCTCCGGCGCCTTGCGGGCCGTGGCCGTTTCCACCGGCCTGTGCCGAACCGGTCGGCCGGCGGCGCGGGCCGCGGCCTCGGCGGCGTCGGGCGTCAACTCGTCGGCGATGCCCCGATCGATCATCCGCCCGGCCTCTTCATCGTCGGGCCATTCGACAACGTCGCCCGGAGAGATGGCGAAGTTGCGGCCGGCGATCGGCGAGTTGAATTTCAGAAACTTCATCAGATCCCTTTCGATCAAACAAACGCGAGCGAAATATCTGCCAGTCCCCTGGGCGTCGGGACCGGCTTAGTTGGCGATGTACTTCACCGGATGCGTGCCGGCGTCGAGCAGGTTGCCGTCCGAGCGCATCAGGCACAGGAAGGCCTCCTGGTCGAGGTCCGCGTAGCGCTCGACGAGGCGGCGGAGCCGGATCTCGCCGACGTCGCGGATCTTGTATTTCGAGAGCTGGCCATAGAGGACCGGCTTCTTGCCGCTGGCCAGGGTCGAGTCCATCGACTGATTGATCTGGATCGGGTCGCCGTCGAGCGTGTCGGGCGAGCCGCCCGCCAGGCTGGCCTGCCACAGATAGCGGCCCATGCCGTCCTTGAGCTTCTTGATGGCGAGCAGGATCGAGTCATGCATCATGAACTGGGCGCCCTTGCGGTACGCCGGATCGACGGAATGCTTGAGCGAGTAGAGATCGTCGGCGGCGATCGCCGTGGCGACGGCTGCGCTGACCCCGGAGGTGGCGGCCGGGACGATGCCCATCGGGCCGGCGTTGCCGGTGTGCGTGGTGAACTCGTCGGACTGGATGCGGCCGATGCGTTCGCCGCACAGCGAGCCGACGAGGTTTGACAGGTTGATGGCCGCGTCCTGAATCAGCGAAACCGGAACAAGGACGATGTCCGACGTGTAGAGGTAGGCGCGGAAGGTGCACACGCCGAACGTGATGTCCTTGGTGTTGATCTGGGCGTTTTCGGCCAGACGCCGGCCCTTGACGGCCGTGTCGTTCACGGTCGGCCAGGGGAGATCATTGCCGCTCTCGGTGCGCATGACGTCGGCGACGTTGCGGATGCCGCCGTACTGCAGCAAGGCGATCTCGACGTTGTTGATGAACCCTTCGGGAACCAGGGCGCCGCCGGAGGCGATCAGGGCCGTGGCCTGGGGCAACGCCGAACCGGCCCGCTGTTCGAGGCCGGTATAGGTGTAGCGCATGCGGGCGTAATTGTCGCGCCGCAGATTGAGCACCAGCTCGTTCGAGCGATAGTTGATGCCGGTTGCGCGGCAGGCCTCGCGATGTTCATCGCGCAGCTCCTGGCCGCGGCCGTTGAGGACCCAGGCCTGCATCGCCAGGGCCCGTTGCTCCTCGGTGACCCCTTGCTGGCCGCCGGCGGGGCCGTCTTCCCGGCCGGGCCCGCCGTTTCCGCGGTTGCCGCCGATCGGGTTTTTCATCTCGTCTTCGAAACGCTCCTGGCGTTCGAGCGTGTCGATCTGGCTCTTGAGCCGCTCTTCCTCGCCGACGACGCGATTGCCTTGCGGATCGTTGCCGCCCATGATGCGGTCCCAGGCCTGGCGCTCTTCGGCGGTCAGGTCCCGTTTTTCGGCCTCGGCCTTATCGAGAATGCCGCGCGCTTGCTTGGCGAGGGCGGCTCGTTTTTCACGAAGTTCTTTGGCGGTGACGGGCATGGGCTTTCCCCGGAATGCGTCGCCGTGGAAAGCTGCCGGAAAATGACTCCGGCGAGTCCGCCGGCGACAGGTCGTTTGGACCGATCGCTGACAGGATCTCGCCGATTAGACAGTCGAGGTGTCCTGCGGAGCCCGTGTTCGCCGCCACGATTAGACGAGAGCAGCGAGCAGGGCCGAGTTGGTTCTGGGGAAACCGTACGCGAGTTTTGGCCGCCGGTCAAATCGCGATGCGAATTTTTCTCGGCGGCCTGGAAAATACCTCACGCCTCGGCGTCGGCCAGGCGGAGGCGCATGCGCTTCTGTTCGAGCGTGCGCTTGCGTTCGTCGTCGCCGTCCTCTTCGTCCCGATCGGCGTCGCCCTCGCCCTCGCCCTCCAGGTCCTCGTCTTCCTCGTCGTCTTGCCAGGCCGACTGGTGACGTTCGAGATGAGAGCGGCACGCCGCGCGATCGGCCTCGGGGACTCCGCCGCCCCCTTCCGAATCGAGCAGGCGCAAGCAGCGGGCGACGGCGCCTTCATGGACGTGGAGCTTGCCGTCGCGCACGTCGTGATGCAGCAGCCGGAAGCCGGCCTCCGTGGCGCTGCCGTCGTGATGGCCGAAGGCGCGGGAGTATTTCTGGAAGTTCATGCGGTCGCCTTCGTGGGCCCAGCGCTGCACGCGTTCCAGGGCCGCGTCCTGGTCCCACTTGTCCTCGCGGATCGCCGGTCCCTCGGCATACTTGACGGCGCCGCGCTGCAGGGCCTGGGCGTCCTGGCAGAGCGACCGCAGTTCGGCTTCCTCGCCGGCGGCCCGGGTCCCCGACGTCGTCGAGCTGTAGGCCGGGAACGTGACGGGGCCGACGTCGAGGACATCGACGTCATGCAGCTCGCGGATATCGTCGGCGTCAGGTCCGCCCGGGGAGAACTTCTGGCCATTGGGAGCGACGCGAAAACTGAAGCTCGAACCGGTCAAGTCGCCGCGCTTCATCTTGGCCATGACGCGCTGATGATCGGCATCGTCCGGATCGTAGTCGATCTCATAGCGCAGGCCGCGCTTGTCCACGCTCACGCGCATGGTTCCCGACGAGCAGCGGCCCAGCAGGTTGTCGGGCTCGTGGTTCAAGAGGCCGCGAATGTCCTGCCCCTCGCGGATGGCCCGATCGAAGCACGTCGGCATGACGCGCTCGCGCATGCCGGGATAGAGGGGATACTCCGTGCCGGGATCGCCGGCGTCGAAGAAGACGGCGGCGTAGCCGGTGAAAACTTGCTTCTCCTTGCCGTCGGCGCTCGTGCGCTTTTCGAGGGCGATGGGGCAGGCGGCCAGGTTCAAGATGCGGCGTTCGATCAATGGGGCGTTCATGTCGGTTCCTCAGTTGGGGGCTGATCCGGCACGTGCCCATAGCGGCGTCCGGATTTGATGCCGTAAAGCGTGGCCGGGTGCACGCGGAATTTCAGAGCCACTTCCCGGGCAGGGTATTCTTCGAGCAGCCGCCGCGCTTCGCGGACCTGCTCATCGGTGAGCTTGCGGACGGCCTTGCCGATCTTGGCCTTGTGAACCACGCTGAGATGCCTCATGCCAGTGTCCTTTCAATCGTTACGCTTTGCCCGCCGATCGCGGGCTGAAGCGTAACGCTCCTGCAGCACCGTGGATCCCACCGGTGCTGCCGACGGTGCTAGTCTTCCTTCTCCAGTTTCGGCACGTCGTTCTCGCGCCAGTCGTCGAGGATTTCTTGCAGCCATTTCTTGCCGCGTTCCATCAACTCGTCTTCGGTGTAATCCTCCGGGTCCTCGTCGTCGCGCTTGGAGCTGAGCGCCCGGTAAGCCTCGCCGGCGGCGATCAGCGGCGCGGCCAGGAGGAGCGACGATCCCGGTACCGGCAGCGGGAGGCCTGCCACGCCGGCGGCGATGATGGCGATCGCCATCTTGCGGCCATAGCGGTTCTCGGCCTGCTTGTACTTCGCGGCGATCTTGTCGCGGGCCGCCGTCGCGGCCTTGACCGGCAGCTTGGCGACCAGCTTGACCAGGCTGGCGGCCTGGTCCTTCGCCTTGGCAAAGATCCCCTTGGTTCCCTTATCTCCTCCCTCGGGGCACGGCCCGGGCACGCCGGACCCTGGGCCGCCTCAGCGGAAGAAGGACTCGACGGCCTCGGCAGGAAGGTCCTGCGTGAGTCGAGCGGAAAGGGCGGCCGCCTCGCCCGGCAGCCTGGCCGGCGTGCAGCGTTCAGCCAGGTCGGCGAATTCCGAGCGCATGCGCTCCAGGATCCACGGCGCCGCGCCTCGCTTCCCCCCCATGGCCGCGATCGCTTCTTCGAGCGGCTCGAACGCCTCGCGGATCGTCTCTTCGTTCTGGCCCCGGAGTTCATCCAGCCAGGCCTCATAGCGTTTGCCGTCATGCGCGGCCCGCTCGGCTTGCATACCGACGCGGCGAGCCATGCGCCGAGCAGCTCCGGAGAACATGGCCCGGACGGCGCCGGCGAGGGTCTTCTTTTTCTTCTCTTCCTCTTCCGCCTCGTCATCGGCGGCGGGGTCGGCCGATGGCTTCTTGACCGGCGGCTTGTCGGCCGGGTCATCCGCCGGCGGCTCTTCAGCTGGACCCGCCGGATATGGCGGGGCGAGCACGGGAGTAATCACGCCATCGTCGCCGACGATCGCCACGTTGCCGGGGCGATAGTACTTGGCGCCGATCCCGTTGGGCTGCGGATTCATGCCTTCTTCGATGAGGACGTCATCCGGGCAGAAGACGCCGTTCTGAAGCATCTGCACATAGAAGCCGCCGCGGTTGGTCAGGTTGGCGCGCAGCAGGTCCTTGCGGCTGAAGCGGACGCGATGCGAGTCCTTTCGCTTCTCTTGCTCCGTCAGCATCTTGTCGCGGTATTCCTCTTCGTGAGTCACCAGCCAGGTGTCGAGCCCTTCATCAAGGTAGGCCTGGTTCTCCATTTCGAGGCTCGCGTAGGCCGTGCGTCCCTCGCCGCCGACTTTGTGCGGCGGCAGACCGAGAATGTTGGCGACGTGAATGAAGCTGATCTTCTCGCCTTCGATGAGTTGCGTATCGCGTGCGGAGAAAGAGAGAATCTTGGCCTCGGCGCCTTCCTCCAGAACGGCGGTCCGGTGAGACTGTTCGAGCCCCGAGTGCATGCGCTCCCAGGACGTGCGCAGATTGGTGACTGCCTCCGGGCTCATCTTGTGGCCTTTGGGAACCTGGATCACGACCTTGGGAATGGCCGCGTTGCGGAAGAAGACGGAGGCGTAGACCTCGCGGCCCATCGCCAGGCCGAGACACTCGCGGGCCTTGTGCACCAGGTTGTAGCCAATCAGGCCATCGAACGAAAAGCCCTTGATGTGAATGACGTCGGTGTAGGGGAGCCTGCGCGTCTCGCCCGTCTGGAATTGGTAGATGTACCAGAGCGTGCCGTTGTAGCGGATCGGCGTTACCTGCCGCGGGTTCAGGATCGTCAGGCCGCCGGCTTCATAGTCGGGCTCGCCGGCCCCGTTGCGCCAGATGTAGGCGTAGCCGTTCCCTTCGCAGAGTGCATGCCCTTGCAGCGTGGTCCGAAACACCATCGCCGTCATGGCGTCGTTGGCCTTGTGGCGCAGGAGGCCATATGCCGAATGTTCGGTGGCTTCGACCCAGGCCCGGCCCTCGCGCCGCTCCGTCTTGCAGGGGAGCTTGCCAACGTCTTTGGAGATCAGATTGACGCCGCGCCAGAACGGCGAGTAGGTGAGTGCGGTTTCCCGGTTGACGTTGACGCCGGAAGAGGACTTGCCGGCGCCGAGCGCGCCGTACAGCCAATCGTCGGGCGATGAAAGAGGGGTGCTGGGATTCTCGATCGAGCGACGTTGAAAGAGTGCGGTCAGGAGTCCCATGATGAGGCGGCCTTTGCCGGTTCGTCCGCTTCGCGCTCGGCCCCCTCGGCAGGAGCTGCCGGCGGCCTGGCCTCCAGCCAGGTTCCATACACGCCGAGCGCGACAAGAAGAATCCCCGCCACGATCATCGCCGCGGGCCAGTAAATGAAGGCAAGGCCGGCTACGACCAGGGAGGCGCCGGCGATCAGCAGTATGTCCCAGATAAGCCCGCGCATTTCGCGTTCCTTTTCGATCACAGGCTGATGATGCCCCGCTTGTCGTACACGCTGCGAGGAGCATTGGCGGCCGCGAAGAGAGCCCGGCCGATCGCCATGACCAGGGCCGTAACGCCGTCGATCTTCTCCGGCGATTTATCCTTGCTCGGCTTCATCAGACCGCCGCGACGCTCGGCGACGACGTTCCCCACCATCCACCGCATGACCGCGTTGCCTTGATGATGCAGGCGCTTGACGGCCAGCAGCTCGAGGAATTCGCGGAACGGTGCATTCATCGACAGAATGCCTTGCGGGAATGAAAAGACTTTGTCGCCGTACGTCTTCATCAGGTTCGTGCCCATTTGCCCCCCCTGGAAGCCGCGGTCGAAGGCAAAGTCCACGAGCTGGTATGGTTCGAGGAGCTGGATGATGTTCTCCAAAACCATGTCATAGTCTACACTATTTCCGGGCGTCGTTCTTATCAGGCTCTCCTTTCGCCAGCCGTCGATGATCTGCGTCATGCGCGCATCGCGTTTGACGGGCTCTTCCGGCAGCCAGAAATTCGCCAGCACGGTGTAACTGCGACGGATGATCGTCCGCACAGGCAGCGGCGGCGGCTCGCCGTTGGCGTCGCAAGCTGCTTCCACCTCCGCCGGCGGCGGGGCTGGATCCGCAGCGACCTGGACTTCCTGGGCGTCGTCATGAGGGAAGAGCCGGACCAGCGCCGTGAAGTCTGACATGGAGCCGATGTCGAGGGCCGCGTGGCAGTCGCGCCCCTTCAGCGAGGCGAGCTCGATGTCATCGCAACAGGAGTCCCAGTGCCAGAGCGGAATCAGGCGCTCGGCCGTCGATGTTTTCTGATTGAGGTACAGCCGGCGGAAACCGTTCTCTTCAGCGGGAACTTCCTGGGCCCGCTTGCACTTGACTCGCAGCGCATGCAGATCGACCGAGACGCCGAGATTGGGATTGGCCTTATGCCATTGCGTTTCGTCGCGCCAGTCGGCATCGCGCGGCACTTCATAGATCACCGGCAAGAACTGCTGATCGGTGATGACCTGGCTGGCCGGCACGCCGCGGCGAATCGCCATCGATCCCTCGGCGATCTTCGAGGCGCGTTCGTATTTGCGGTTGCAAATGGACGGCCGGTCATAGTCCGCCGTCGTGATGCAGATGAACAGCGGCTGGATGCGGTTGGCCGAGACAAAGGATGACTCCAGCGTCTCGACCAGCTCGGGGCTCTTCTGTTCATGCAGCTCATCGATGATGACCAGGTGAGGGTTGCCGCCGTGCTTGCCAGATGAATCAGCCGAGATGATTTCGAGGTAGCTGTCATCCTCTTCGCGTACGATCGCCTGGGCCTGGCCGGCGAGCGACGATCCGCCGAATACCTTGCAGCGGCTCTTGAGCGCGGGCTCGCGCTCGATCATGCCGCGGCAGTGGCGGAATAACTTGGCCGCCTGTTTCTTGTCCGTCGCCGCGATCGATCCTTGCTGGCCGCGCTCGGCATCGGTGAAGAAGACGAGGAGAGCGATCGCCGCGACGAGGGGCGTCTTGCCGTTCTTGCGCGCGACGTAGAGCAGCATCTCGCGATAGCGGCGGACGATGTTGCCGCCGGCATCGCGTCGCTTCCAGCCGAACAGGTTGGCGATGATCGATTTCTGCCAGGGCCCCAAAATGAACGGCTTGCCGGCGACCAGGCCTTCGACGTGCTTGAGACACTCTTCGATAAAGTCGATGGCGAACTGCGCGGCCTGGGCGTCGAACCAGGCATCCTCCGCGGTGACGATCGAATCGTAGCCGGGCAGGAGAAGAAGGAGATCCCGCCAGGCCTTGGGAATCTTGGCGGGCAGGTAGCAGTGCTTGTGCGGGAGCTTGCCCATGCACAAGACTACCCGATGTTCGCGCGGATCAGTTCAGGGAGAAGCCGCCTTCGGAAGTGAATCGGACATGCGGCATCGCGCAGCCGTCGCCGGCGGCCGTCTCGCGAAGCTGGGCCAGCGTCAGCGCCTCGCCAGGATCATCGGCCGCCGGCCAGCTTGAAAGCTGACTCCAATACTGCGTGATCGGGAGCACGGCTCTTCGCACAGCTTCAGCAATTGCGCTGAAAGCCTGACAAGCCTGGACCAGAATGCCTTTGACGCTATCGACGAACATCGAGCACCACGCTGAAAAGTCACCCATCGTCGCGAGGTCGATCCCGATAGTGACCTTCGGACCTTCGCTGACCATGCGCCGGCGCCTGGCCTTGCGGGCCTTGTGAGCCGCTCGCCCTCGATAGTGCCCCATCGGTCAACCCTCCAGGAGCTGGGCCGCCTCGCGCAAGATGCCGGCGGCAACGCCGTGATCGCCGTTGCGGGCCCGGTTCAGGGAATCGACCAGAGCCAGTTCGTACCAGAAGTGCCGGGACTGACTCGCGACCTCGGCGGCGATCTTCGCCGGGTAGTATCGCTCCGACAGTGCGATGGCCTGCCGGGCGGCCCGGTACTTTTGTATCAAGTCGGCCGTCAGCGTGCCGCTCTGATCATGCTGCCGGTACCGGGCCAGCAAGCCGGGCTCATTCCACCAATCGAAGAAGCACGCGGCTCGCTTGTACAGCTCCCAGTCCGGACAGTAGCCAAGATCGGGATGATAGAGGCCGATGTGCTCGTACGTCGATCGAGCGACGACGACGGCCGGCGGATTCAGATGATTGGCCACGCCGATCCGGTTGAGCCAGGCTGGGCGATCGAGAACCCCTCGCTCGGGAGCGATTCGCTTACTGAAGGTGATCGTGAAGTTGCCGTCCTCATTCTCGTATCCCGTGGACGCCACGCCGGCGCTGGGACTCATGCGTTCGAGCGCGGCATAGAAACCCGGCAAGACATAGTCGTCATCGTGCAGCAAGTGAATCCAGCGGCCGCGCGTGAGGCCGATCGCGCGATTCCAATTCCGGATGGCGCCGAGATCGTCTTGGAAATGCTTGACGGTGGCGGGAAAGCAATAGTCGCCGAGCAGGAACTCGCCGGAGTTGACGATGAGGATCTCCATGTGCGCCGGGCCACGCGATTGCTTCCAGACGCTGTTGAAGCACTCCGACAGATACTTCATCCGGCCGCAGACCGGAATGACCACGGACCAGAAGGGCCGCGTCGAATCGTTGGCGTCGGCCGGCGCCAGCTCGGGGTAGCCGAGATCGCGAAGGAGAGCAAGCATTGACGGTTACTCCAAGGGACCAATGAGGCGCCAGCAGACGACGACGTATTTGAGCGAGATGAACGCGGTCGGCACGCACAAGGCGATGAGGGCCAGGAAGCCGCACGCCAGCAACAGGCAGCCGGCCGCGGCATTCGCCGGCGTGAAGTTCGGAGCTTCCGAGTCGTCGCTCATCCAATGCCCTCGCGCGAGCGGAAGAAGCGAGCTTTGGGATCATCGGCCATCGGCTTCGGGCCGACCTCGGTGTGCAGCCGTTGGCGAGCTGCCGGATCGAGGCCCAGCCGATCGGAGATCTTGCGCAGGTCCTCGGCGGCCCGGTTGCAGATGGCCTGCCATGGATTCTGATAAAAACCGCTCGTGCCTGGCAATACCTTTTTGCCGCGCTTGCCCCACTCCGCCGGCGGCGGCGCCGCGAGCCACGCGCGAGACTCGCGCCACGTTTCATAGACGACGCAGAATTCTTCCATGACGAAAGTGTCGGCCTGGGTCAAGAGCCCGGTCGGTGCAAGGACGCGGACCAGCTCGCGCCAAACTTCTTGCTGGAACAGCGAGAGATGAGCAGGGCACTCCGGCACGCCGGCCAGCGGCTGCGGCGCGGAATCAGGCACGTGAAGCCTTACCTTGGGAGGGCGACCGCGGGGCATGGGGGAGATCTCCGTTTCCCCAAACATACCCGATTTTTTTTCTAGCGGCGCTTGGCGTGCCGTTTCTTTTTCGGCGGCCGGCCGGTGATCTTCGGCTTGACGTACTTCTCCACGTCGCCGCGCAGGAAGAGCAGGCGGCCGGCCAGCTCGCGCCCGGGCAAGCCGCGATAGTTGTAATACCACCGCACGGCGCGAGGGGTTACGTCGAGAATCTGGGCCGCCTCGGCGGTCGAAATCAAGTCGTCCATGCTTGCAATCGTATCCGCTTTTCGGCCCGCAATCCACCGGCCTGCCCGAAAAATATTTTCCCGCCAGGGCAATACCTTCCCTCTCGTTTCCCGCGATTCACCACGCCAAAGCCGCATTTATTAAAAATTGCCGATGCGGGCAAATTTTCCTGTTCTCTTCTTGAAAGTTTTTCCCCAGAGGGTAAAATATATTTAACTTCATGACGAATAACACTTTGTATCAAGGAGATGAAACATGAAGACCATCCTGAACCTGCTGAAGCCAAACAAGACCGATCGCGAGGAGCTGGCTCACCTGGCCGCCTCGGCGAAGTTCGGGGCAAAGCTCACGCTGTCGGTTGTGGCCGTGTGCCTCATCGGCTGTGTCGGCTTTGGTCCGCTCGGGTTCATGGCCGGCACGATGATCGGCGATGCCCTCGACCTGATCTGGGACGGCAAGCTCCACAACAGCTAACGCAAACAAGATTCGCCCACTACTTCTTTTTCTCGAAAGGTGCTCTGCAATGGCTCACATGATCGAAACCATGACCTACGTTGGACAGATCCCCTGGCACGGCCTCGGCGTCAAGCTCGACGCTCCCCCGACAGTCGAGAAGGGGATCGAGGCGGCCGGCCTGAACTGGAAAGTTGGCGTCAAACCTCTCTTCACGAAGGAAGGCATCAAGGTCAGCCACCGGGCGACCTATCGCGAATCGGACGGCAAGATTCTCGGCGTCGTCGGGCCTTCCTATCACGTCCTGCAAAACGCGGAAGCGTTCGCATGGTTCCAGCCCTTGCTCGATGCCGGCGAAGTCGAGCTGCACACCGCCGGCAGCCTGGATGAAGGCAAGAAGGTCTGGGTGCTCGGCAAGATCAAGAGCAACGCCAGCGAGATCGTCCCCGGCGATAAGGTCGAGAAGTTCGTGCTGCTCTCCAATTCTCACGACGGCACGCAATCGGTCCGCGTCGGCTTCACGCCGATCCGCGTCGTCTGCAACAACACGCTTACCCTGGCTCATCGCGACCGGGCCAGCAAGCTGATCCGCTGCCTACATTTCGGCAACGTGGTGCAGACGCTTGATTCCCTCCGCGACGTCATGAACACGGCGAACAGCGAGTTCGAGGCGACGGCCCAGCAATACCGCCAGCTCGCCAAGAAGAAGATCAGCCGCAAGGACCTGCACAAGTTCGTTCGCAAGGTTTTCGGCTTCGACGCTACGGAAGAGGTCAAGCCCGTCACCCAGAAAATCTTCGACGCGGTCGAGGCCTTCTATACCAGCGGCCGCGGCAATGACATGGCCGGCGTCAAGGGAACCCTCTGGGCGGGTTACAACGCCGTGACGGAATACCTCTCTTACTCGCGCGGCAAGAGCCAGGACGGCCGCCTCGAATCCCTCTGGTTTGGCGACTCCGCGAAGGTCAATCGGACGGCCCTTGAAATCGCGATGGCAATGGCCAGCTAAACGCAGAGCAAGCCGGGGCAGGGAAGCCCTCGGCTTAATGCGGCCGTCCACGTCGGACGCCGGTTGCAAGCCCGGAGGATCGATCATGTTCACCACGTTCTTTTCATGGCTGCGTCGTCGGAGCGAGGAGTCCATTCTCGCCGGCGTCAACGACGCGGCCCGCAAGCTCGGATCGGATCAGACCGACAAGGCGCCCCTGGTGTTGCTTTGGCAGCCGCCAGAGGAATCGGTCACCCCCGAAGAGGAAGTGAAGTCCGGCCGACGATCCAGGTCGGCATGACGCAGAGCAAACCGGCGTGTGCCCGAGACCCCAAGAGCCCGCAAGGGCAAGACGGCAAACGGCACACGTCCGGTTTAATGCGGCCCGGCACTTCGCCGGCCGGTTGCAAGCCCGGAGGATCAACCATGCCAGAGGAGTACAGAACGGTTGACAAGTTCGATCGGATGATGGGGGCGCTGACGGACCTGCCCGACGTCGCCAAGACAAAGCCGTCGACGGTGAGTCAGCACTCGGCGATCATCGGCGCCAGCCAGACGTTCATCATCCAAACCTTTCGCCAGCGCGAGCAGGGCGACACCATTTTCATTCAGTACGTGGACGACACCGGCAGCGTCCGCCTCGCCATCCCGCCGGCCGCCGCGGACGCGATCGCCCGGCAGCGTGAATCGCTCACCCTCTCGATCCGCAAGCGGATCGGCAAGGAAGCGGCGCAGGCCCGCAAGGCCCGCGGCGAGCAGATCGGCTTCACGTCGGAAGCGGCTCGCGCGGCGAGCAAGGCGGCGGCGAAGGCGCGCAAGGCCCGCAGGAAGAAAGGCAGCGGTCAGTCATGAAGAACAAACTCAAGCGCCGCATCCTTCGCAACCTGAAGCGTGCGCAGGAAACGGTCAATCTGATAGTCGAGAACCTTGAGACAGAGGAACAGGAACAGGCAGAGACAGGGTTCGCGTACCTCTACACCAGCACCAGGGCGGCCATCGGCGACATGCAAATCGTCGTCGATTTGCTCAAGGATGAATTGCGTGAGGACGCGGCGCAAGGGGGTAGGTCATGAAGAAAACGATCTACATGCGCCGCCGTCACAACGGCATCGGGGTCAGTCAGATTTCCGATTACTCCCTTGGTAGCTTGTCATGGGCCTATGGCGTCTGTGTGCACCTGGAAGTCAATGAGAAGCATACGGACGCGCAAGGCAGCCGACCCACGCCGGCGGCCGTCAAGGATCGTCCCTATACGCTCATGCTGTTTCCGGCGGAGGCAGAGCAGCTCGCCCAGCAGCTCTTGGAGCAGGCGGCTAAGGCCCGCGCGCACCAGGAGGGGAGGGCCGGACAATGAAAGCCCTCGTCGATGCCTATCGCCCTGGCAGCCTGGACACGGTCTATGGGCAGAGTTGGATCGTTCACCAGCTCAAGCTATGGCTGGAAACCCCGCACGCCGGCGCCTTCGTCTTCGCCGGCGGCACAGGCACCGGCAAGACTTCGACGGCCATCGCCCTGGCGATCGAGCTGGGCGTGGCCATCGACGAGGCCGAGTTCGGCGGCCTGCATCAGATCACGTCTGGCGAGCAGACCGGCGATAGCGTGCGACAGGCGATGAAGTCGATCGCACACCGCCCGTTCAGCGGGTCCGGCTGGCGCGTGCTGATCGTCAATGAGGCAGACGCCATGACGGCCGGCGCCGCCTACACCTGGCTCGACGCTCTTGAGAATCTCCCGGCTCAGGCCCTCGTAATGGTAACTACATACTTGGCTCATCATGAGCCGCTTGCAAGCAAGGACGATGCCGACCTATGATTTCCGCCGTTTTTTCTTCCGTTCCTTTTTTCGTTCTTCGTACCGCTTCTCTGCGGCAACGACGAGCGACTTGGGAACGTGCGCCAGTTTCCGCGCAAGATCGTCGAACGCCTTGCCGCCGAACGGTTGCTTTGCTGGCTCTGACATGGCTCGCCTCCGTGTCGTTATTGGATGCCCATGAATCCGCAATCGTCGATCGCGCACAGTTGCCGGTAGGTGATGCGACGGCCCAGCACGCCCCGCATGATCCACGCGAAGCGGCCTCCGTCCCTCTTGCGCCGATTGTTGAATCGCCACGTCTCTTCGTCCAGGTAGCGGAACAGGTGAAATGGCGCGACGGCAACGTAAGTTCCCTTGAGCATACGCTTGAGCAGCGACCAGAAATTTTCGAGGCCGTTGACGTGGACCTTGCCCGCGACATACCGCGTGGCATGGTCGATGAATTGGTGGATGTAGCGCGAACTGAGAGCGGCGTAGCTGGCGTGCGCGTCCGTGCAAACGAACGTGTCGCGTTCGACGTTGCGAAGAATTTCGGGGACGAGCGTTTCCGCTTCCGTGTTCGGCACGACGGTGGCGCGGACCTGGCTCGGATCGTCGCCAGTGCCGCGCTCAAGCAACCCGTGGACGATTGCCTTGCCGACTCCGCCGCGTCCGGTGATGGTCCGCTCCCGTTTCTCGCGGTGCATGTTGGCCGCGCGACCGCCAACGAAAGTTTCGTCGCTCTCGACAACGCCCGTCATCTTGCGGAACGATCCGGTACGCATCGCGAGCCGAATCCGGTGAAGCATGAACCACGCGGTTTTCTGGGTGACGCCCAGAGCGCGGTGAAGCTCCAAACTGCTGACGCCGTTCTTGCAATTTGCGATCATCCAGACCGCGACGAACCACTTATCCAATCCGAGAGGGCTATCCTCAAAAATCGTGTCCACCTTGCACGAAAACTGTTTTCGACAGGCGCGGCACTGGAACATGTCGCGCGACGCGATGATGCCGATGTTGTCGCCGCCGCACTTGGCGCAGGTGACTTTGCCATCGGGCCACTTGATTTGCTTCATATAGTCGAGGCAGACGGCCTTATCAGAAAAATACCGTACTGCCTCGACGAGCGTTTGCGGGCCTTCGTTCATGACTTTACTCCGCCTTGGGCTTTAGCGATGACGTTTTCCAGCCGCACGCAAAGCTCGCTCTGCGCCCCATGCACAACGCGGGCCGAACGGTACGCCAGCTTGAGCGCTTCGAGCATTTCGGCGTTGATGGCGCTGAGCCAGCGAGCTTCGGCGGTCAAGTCGGCGTGGCCTTCGATTATTGTCGTGGCGATAGTCTGGGACAGGCTCATTTTTTTCTCCATGCTGGTTGAATTGGGAAAAAGGACGCCCCACCGGGGGACGAATGGTTACGTCGGGGCCGCGACTCCTGGCGCGGAACGCGGCTTGCGCCGCTCCCCGGTGGGACTCGGAGTATCACGACGCGATGCTACCCCTCAAGGCCATCTTTGCTCGGAGACGATCTTGAGCTTTTGCCGACAAACTGTGGCAAGTCGTGAAATGCCCAGCGACCGAATCCCATACCAAGACCGAACCGTCCTTCTCGACGCGGATGCGATTCAGCCTGACGCCTTCGCCACTGAATGCTTTGCAGCGGAAGTTTCCTTCACGGGCCACGGGGGCGTTCCACGCTGCGAGTTCGCTGAAATTGTTCATGTTTCTCTCCGAGATAGCGTCCTCCAACCTGATCGCCGGTTGGCCGCGTTGTCAGGTATCAATTGTCCTGACACTTATAATATACCTGTCACATCACGTAATGTCAATGATGAAACAGGTATATTTTGGAGATTTTGTTCAAAATTCTTTTCTGACGAATCGTAAAGGAAATCGGCGTGATGAGCCAAGTATGTAGTTACCCTCGTAATCTTCACCACGAACGCCTTGCACAAGCTGCCTCAGCGTCTCCGCGATCGCTGCGAGATCATGGAGTTTGCATCCTCGGCACTCTTCCTCAAGCCGGAACTGCAAGACTTCGCCCGCCTGGTCTGGCTCAAGGAAACCGGTCGCAGCGACTGCCCCGACATCGAGGACTTCGGCCCGATCCAGGACGCCGACGGCAACGCCAGCTTTCGGCGTCTTTTGCAGCAGATGGAACCTTTCGTCCGATCGGCGCGGGCAGGCCTGGCCATCGCCCCACGCCGGCAAACCTCTCCTGTCATACAACCAAACCAGCCCGATCGTGGCGCCGCGGCCCGCAAGGCCTGGGCGACGCGCCGGGCGCGACTCAAGCAAGGAGCATGACCATGACGGTTCAGTTCAAGGAAAAGACCGGCGGCCGCGGCATCGAATGGTGTGACGAGACCCGCAACGTCACCGGCGGATGCATGCACGATTGCCGCTGGAAGATGCCCGATGGCACGGTGGCGATCTGCTACGCGGAGGACCTGGCGGAGAGCGGAGTCGCCAGCGCGGCTTACCCGCACGGGTTCAAGCATCACTACTGGCGTCCTCATCTTCTCAAGGCCCTCAGCAAAGGCGAGGATCCATCCCTGATCTTCTGCGACTCGATGAGCGACATGTTTGCGCCGTCCGTTCCCGAAGACCAGGTCAGGCAGATCCTCGCCGCCATAGAGAAGGCGCCGCACCACACCTACCAATCACTGACCAAGGCGGCGCCTCAGCTCCTGAAGTACCTGGACGCCATCCCGCCGAACCTCTGGGTAGGCGTCAGCTCGCCCCCGGACTGGATGCTCGGCAAGTGGCTGTCCCGGTCCCAGCAAGAGGGCATGCTCAAGCGCAGCCTGGAGGTCCTCGCCATGGTCAAGGAGACCACGAAGAATATCGTCTGGATGAGCGCCGAGCCGGTGAGCTGGGATCTGACGTCGGCGATCACGACGGCTCACCCGCTCGACTGGATCGTGATCGGCGCGGCCAGCTCGGGGCCGCGGTACTTCCAGCCGGATCCGGAGCACATTCGCAATCTGCTCGACACCCTCGACTTCACGCGGACGCCGGTGTTTTTCAAAGGCAACCTCGGCGGCCTGTTCGAAGCGCACGACCTGGGCGAGCCGCGGCTCAATCGCTGGCGTGAAGATTTCCCCTTGACCTATCGCGACGGCAAACCGATCCCGGCCGTCGCCAGGCGGCAACGCCAATGCGCCAAGCACGGCTGGACCAAGATCGCTCTACCACTCACCCAAGAGGAACAAGCATGAACCCAACAATCGAACAAGTCGTCAGCCACTTCCGAAGGCGCCGAGAGTATCGGCCGTTTCGCTACATCGACCTGGCCGAGTCGCGGATCGTGCACGCGATCCAATACTCGATGGATGGATGGGTTCTCGTGATCGGTCACCCGAATTATGGGGCGTACGAGTGGGTCGTGATTCCCGCCCCCGATTTTGACCCGCCGGTCGATCCGCCAGCGGAGTTTCGCAGGAGCGACGTTGGCTATGGATGCTCGGCCGCGGCGTTGAGGGATGGGCTCAAGAACGCAACGGATGATGACCCGCTCGCATGTGCGAAAGAGGTCTCGTGCCTCGAAATGTAGGGATCGAGGTCCAAGAGATTGACGGCCAGGTCCTTGCCGACGCCGGCGGCAAGGGCGCCCTGCGCCTCCGACTCATAGACGCGCCACGTCGGCCGTTGCAGTCCGAGCTTTGCAGCCTTGCGC